TTGTTCTGTATTCCACTGGCCCATGTTGATCTCTTCGAAGAAAGCATCTTAATGGAAGATGAAGTCGAAGTCGGGATCGATGCGTTGGCTGAGACGTTCTGTCCCATCACATAAGCGAAAGAATAGTAAGAATCGTCCACCGTGAAAGTAGTATCTCCGATGGTAACGTTACCAATCTTATTTTCCAGAACTGGATACGTGAAAAATGTAGAGCCTCCGTTAAGACCTACGTTAGAAACTGCTAAGAATGCTTTGTAGGCATCTGTCACGGTGACTATATTATTCAAATAAGTCTGACTGATCGTAGGTACTACGTACACTGCTACAGTGTCTCCTACTTTCAAAGTTGTGAAAACTGCTAGACCTTGAGCGTTAAATGTTTTTGTTTCTAGAGGTTGTCCAGAAGTCACAGGCGCTCCGTTCACTACAGGGTAAGCGACAGCTTTCAGGTTTGTGATAGAAGTATCGTTAGATGGATATGTGATTCTGATGGAAAGACCGGCAGTGTTACCACTGACATTATTGTTGGCGATCGACAAAGAAGCGCTGGTGGTATTGATAGGAGAGATGTAAGCACCTGCAGCGTCTACTGAATAAGCAAGATCTAATTTGTGGATGTTTGAGTAGTCTGAAACGTCGCCTAGCACAAATTTCTGAGTGGCTAATGTGCCATCGATAGAAGCATCCACTCTCTGTACAGTCAACTGTCCTACGTTCCAGCTTGAATTTGCAACATAGTTCCAAGGAGTGCTGGTATATTGAGCATAGAGATTAGATCCGGCGTTAGAAGGCGTGAAAGAATAGTTGTCCCATTTCGTGAAAAACGTCTGAGTCTGATTGCCTTGCGTAAAAGTGGTGCTGTTGTTCACCAGAGACAGAGCTTGGTTATTGTGCTGGTATCTAAGCCAGAAATAACGAGGTGTGGTAGTTCCTCTCGTCACAGTATAGTTTACGGTGAGAGTATCGCCTACTTTGTAAGGCGGTTGCTGAACTATCGATCGATTGATCGAGAGCTGAGCAAAGCTCGAAAAAGCTGTCAATGCGAGTCCTAACGTGGCCGCGATGTGTTTTTTCATTTTTTGTTTTTTAGTTTCCAATATACTCCGCCTTGAATGAAAGGTTCAAAGACTCCGGTGTTTCCGTCAAGCACTCGGTTTCTCACACCCAATCCAATTTGGTAGATCTTGTCATTTTTTGTTTCATATAAGAAAGAAGTCCCCAACGAATACACATAGTTCGGTCTGTCAAAGCCGAAATTAGTTCCTATGTAGTATTTGTTAGTCGGCTCAGCTTCCTCAATTCTGACTTTTGCTGCCGGCGGCTTCACTTTGGCTAGATAATTTCTCGATACGATGGAGCCGCCTTTGATAGTGTCAGTGACCAGCAAGTAACCGAACTCAAATTTGAGAGTGTCTCTATAGACATTCTTTTGATCGAACATTTTGAGTATTGCCAACGTATCCACGTTGATTGCCACGTCTCTATAAACTATGCTGTCCCTTACTGTTTCGTAAGGGACGGGATAGGGTTCAGCAACGAGAATAGTATCGTGAACTGCAAGTGTGTCGTGCACCATTTCTTGCGGAACCGAGATCGGGACGTCTTTTTTCTTCTCTTTGCAGCTAGCAAAAAGAAGAAGCAGAGAAACAGCAAACAATCCCCATCTTCTGAGATTCATTTTTCTCTTTATTTTTGAAAGATGCCTTTCTTGATCATTCTATCCAGAATGTTGGCACAAGCAATGTCGAGAGCCTTTTTTGTCGCGATGCTGATAGTAGATTGGTTGAACTTAATCGGATCTATAGTTGCATCGCTCAAGAGAGTGAGTTCTCTGGTAGTCTTTGCTTCACCTAACCCTGAAGCTCCGAAAACTACTCCGGTTTCAGCGTTAGTGAAACGTACTTGAAGACCGAGACGTGTGACCAAGTTGTCTTTGACGCCGTCTTTGAGGTTGATAGTCTCGTCCTCAGAGATTGAATAGTCGTAGACTTCAATGGTCACAAAGTATTCTGCGAGGTTGATCTTTCCGCGGCCGTCCAACTTATTCTCAGAGATGCCGGCCTGGCTCGCTTGAAACTGCTTCACCATTCTGTTTTTGATCTCTGTCTTGTCTTCAGTAAACTTGAAACGGTTCAAGTTCTCTAAGTATTCCATAGAGATGTTCGCAACTCCGAGACCTACTCTCTTCTCTTTCAACTCAGGGTACATTTCGTACACTTCTTCAGATATCCCAGCTTTCAAGATTTGAATAGGGATCTGTGGACCTTCATAATCGAGGTAAGCCGAAATGTCTTTCTTCTTTTCAAAGTCAGCTTTGAAGTCTTCGGTTTTGGTAGTTCCGATGGTTTGAGAGCTTGCTGCAAAACTCAGCAAGCTCAGCGCTACTATGCCTACGATTCTTTTCATTGCTTTACTTTATTTCTCCCTCGTAAAAGATGTTGTCTGGATGATTCTTAAAAGTACCGTCAAACTTCCAAGACATCTTATTTGAGATGTTGAGCATTCTATCTTCTGGGACTACCGCAGTCATGACAGCCATAGTGACTTGAGTGATGAAAGCGAAGATGATGAAAGAACCGCTGAGGTAAAGCATTGATGGGAATATCTTCTCATCAAAGAATTCTGTAAATTTTTTCATAACGTGATTTTATTTTTCTTTATTCGTTTGTGTTAGAAAGAGAGACACCGTCTTCTTCGTCAACTTTTTGGATCAACATCTTGTCTCTGTCCTCTGAATTGAACCAATAGTCGACCACCTTGTTCAAGTTACCGACGAAAGCACCGAGGAGGATGAGGAGCATTTCTTTCCAATCTTCACCGATAGATGCGCCTAAGAAAACGCCTGCGTTGATGCCTACGATGATCAGGGTGAAAAGACCTAACACGATGGCGGTGATCTTCCATCTGTTAGACTGCATTTGTTGGAGCATGAAATAGAATCTGTTCTTGTCTTCTACTGGAACATATTCACTTTTTCCTCCGAAGAAATTTGTGAGTTTTTTCATTGTTATTTTTTGTTTTTTGTTGGGGCTGGATTTGTGAGTTTTTCTACGAGTGAGATGCACGTCTTTTTCAGAGCATTACTAGCAGCTTGTTGGTTGAAGCCGCCGCCTTCATCGACGATAAAAGTAGACGTAGAAATTTCAGAAGAGACTTCTTCAGCAACGGCAGTTCTTAAAGTCTTGCCGCTGACGATGAGAGTTCCCTTCATTCTGATGAGGGTATTGTTCTTGTCTTTGTGGAATACGCCAACGTTAGATTTCACCTGTTCGATATCGAAATAAACGATCTCGATGAACAGGTGATGAGTGGCGTCAGATTCTTCTACCAATTCGAAGCCTTTTTCTTGCAGGACTTCTTCTGCGATGTTCTTGACCCCGAAGGCCAAATTTCTATTTCCGGCTAGTGGACCTATTTGGACAGAGTTTTTCACTCTGTCCACTGTATAGGTGTCCTGTTGTTTACGAACGTTGTCTGTCTTTAGCGTCAAAGACATTAAGAACAAACAAGATATAACCAGAAATGAGAAGAGCTTTCCGTTCTCTTGCATCTCATTTTTGTTTTTTCTTATTCTTCTGTGTCTGAGTCCTTACCTTTTCTTTTGTTGATGAACTTATCGACAGAAGCGATACCGAAAGATCCGAGGACGATGACCATGAAGCCATCGAACACAAATTCGTGAATTGGCATTTCTCTACCCATTACACCGGTAGTGATGTCAGTAATTAGAGTGATCACCATCATCACGAAAGCCGAAAATCCCACTACAGATTTTTCGTTGATTGAGTTGTTGTCATCGAAGAGCGACTTGAACCATTTCATAGTTTTACTTTTTATTTTTTCGATCAACAAGACGCACTCTTTCAGAACATTTCTGTCCTTGTGAAAGATGATATAGAAGGGGAAAGGCGAGAGATATCAGCGTCGAGGACACTGTCTCTAATTTTGACACTAGTGTTAATAGTATCGATATACTTCTCTGTGGTCCGATATATCGCAGCTCTTTCAGGCTTAGATAAAGCCATTAAAAGAGGAGTGATAACCAGAAATGAGAAGAGCTTTCCGTTCTCTTGCATCTCATTTTTCTGAATTCTAGTTTATTTATTCAGAGATGAGAAAAAAACAGAACAGATTAGAGGTGCCGTGAAAGGTCGGCAAGGAGATTTTGAGTATTTTTGTGAGAGTTCTTCATCGCGTTCATCACTTCGATGCATTGGAGAACAGCTTTTTCAGAATCGATGAAGACAGGATCCTCATCAGGTTTTTTGTAAGCTAAGATTTCTTCGAGAGACCCTTTAATGATCCATTCATATTGAGGCTTCAAATCCATGTTAAATTGTTTCTGATGTGGGACTGAGCTCCCAAAAGTGACGGATGCAAGATTGAGGTTGAGCCTCATTTTTGAGAAAGTTGTTCAGATATCCCATGATGTTGGCTGATCCGACTGGGTTCGCTGAGTGTACGGTGAGAACTGGAAAACTGAATGAGGTTTCCTTCTTTTCTTTCCTCTCCATCTCTAACCTCTGAGGATTCTTCTCGTAGTAGTGATCGACTAACCATCTGCATGCATGATAGCCTGTGAGCTCGTCAATGTTACTGTAGTCTAGTGTATAGTTAGGCATCACGTTTCTGTAGTACTCAGCCATCGCTTGGGGTCCTAGATCGTGATCGAATGAGATTCCGTCGATTGAGTCTAATCCGATCTCTAGTATCTTATCCACGAACTCGTGATAGCTTCTGACCACGATCCATTCTATTTTGACGGGACTAGAGCCTCCCCAGGACACCTGGATGTCCTGTGCCGGAGTTCTAACATCGTCTAAGTATATCCATTTCTTCATATCAATTTGAAAGTGGCGCCTTGATCGCCGGATGGTATCGGTAATGAAATATCTGAAAGTCTTCTACGTCGAAGCTTTTGACCAGAGCATCGAAGTTTTTGGTGTAGCTTCCCGGTGTTCCGATACAGCCTTCCTCAGTGCCTGGGCACCAGAACTCAGTGTTCAGTTCCAACCTAGGAGATCCAAAAGGCTCTCGAGCGAGCTGTTCTTTTGCCTGATCTATGTGATCCATGTAGAGGTGAGTGTCTCCCAAGTTTCCGATGAGCTCGTCAGCCATGTAACCGGTGATCTCAGCGATGATTTTCAAGAGAAGAGCGTAAGAAGCAATGTTGAAAGGCAGTCCTAGAAAAGTATCCACCGATCTCTGGTTCCACATGAGAGAGATTGCTCTCTTCGGAGTAGGTGAGTAGTAAGAGTCTTCATAGTCTGGTACCTGTTCATCATTGTATTCCATTCCTGTCTCGTAATTGTGATCGAACCAGTATCTGTATCTTTCCTGAGGCGTGAGCTCTCGAGTGTAGACTTGGAAACCGTAGTGGCAAGGCGGTAGAGTCATCTGATCCAGTTCTCCAACATTCCAAGCGTTGACCATCAAACGTCTGCTATCAGGGTTAGATACGAGTTCATCGAGCAGGATTTGAACCTGGTCAATGAAAACGCTATAGACTCCAGGATCAACGATCTTTTCTTCTCTTGTTGCTTTTCTTTCCCATTTTCTCCATTGCTTACCGTAGATCGGTCCGAGTTCTCCGTACATCTTCTCGAAGTCGGGATCGGTGAGGATCTTTTCCTCAAATTCTTTGTGCGTCAGCCTCGGTGGATAGGGGCCGCTGAAGGGTGGATGTTCGTAATCGTAGTTCTTGTCCCATTTTTTGTAAGCGTCGCCGGTCCAAATGTGGCAACCATTTGCGAGGAGATATCTGAGATCGGTTCTGCCTTGCAAGAACCAGAGGAGCTCTATTACTATTGACTTCCAGGCCATCTTCTTCGTGGTGAGAAGAGGAAAGCCGTCTCTCATTCGATGCCTGATCTGTCTTCCGAAAACGCTTAGTGTTCCAGTTCCAGTTCGGTCTTCTTTGGCCCTTCCGTTTTCTAGAATGTCTCTGAGGAGATTCTTATATTGTTCGTCAATGTTCATCATGTTTTATAGATTTCGAGGAAGAAATGTTTCTAATCTTCTCTCTTCCAAAAGGGTTTCTGATAATCAGGTTTGATGATTTTCCAAATGTGCTCGTCATATTCTCTCCCATCTAACATCGCGAAAAGTATGCCAGAATGCGGGAACTTCTTTGCCTCTTCAGCGAAAGATTTTCTGTCAGGAGTCTTTTCTCTAATTTTTAAGAAGTGCGAAACATAATCTCGTTGGATGCTTTCATATTTCGTATTCAAGTCTTCAGCTGTCTCTCTCACCCAAGAGTCAAATTCGTCAGGAACTCTGTCCAACAACTTATTAAAGTCTCTCTTGTCTTTGAGGTACTCCCAGATGTCTTTGTTAGAAAAGCCTGTCAAAATTCTGTGAAGCCTTACGTACTCTTCGAACTTGATCTTCATTCTAAAATTACCCGGCTGGAACCTGAGGACGTAGCCTTCTCGGTTACCCTCTTGTTTTTCCTTTAGAGAACGATAGAGTTCAGGACCGAAAGAGAAATGCTGTTCAGTCTCTACTCTGTCTTTTTTCTCAATCCCTGTTGCGATGAAGATCGATTGAGCCATGGTCCAGTGGAGCTCTTCTCCTTCTGAGGTCACTCCGATGAAAACTACTTTTTCCTTTCCTCTGTAATCGACCACGATCCTGTTCTCAGGGTAGATGATCTCACAGAGATAAGTCATCTGAGGAAGAAAAGTTCTCATCTGATATTTTGACTTGATGATCTCCATTCCCCTTTTCGCTTGGTCTGATGTGAATGATCCCTTCGTGGCCATGTGCCAATCGTCTGCATAGTGGAACAAGATTCCTAGAGAACCGTCCAGTTTTTCTTGGACATAAACGTAGTCTCCTCTGACAGGAACCTGATCGACGACCTCCTCGTAGTTGAAGAACTTGTCGAATGCTCGAGCAACGACATTCCCCTCATTGTCCAAGATCAGTCCTCGACACTTGAGAGTGATCTCATCCCAAGATCCAGAGTACTGACAAGTCCGAGAATAGTTCCAAATAGAAAGAGGGAGGTTCGGATGATCGTTCTTTTCCAAGAGACCTTTTTCTAAGTAAGAGTTCAGGATATCTAGATCAAACTTCATAATTTTATTTCAAATCTCTCTTTCATCTTTTCAATCACTTCGTCTGGAACTCCATGAACATTTTTTCCGCCGTGTCTGTTTTCAACTATCACCGAGAAGACTTGGTAACCGTACTTCTCCGCAAGATCTACGTAAGGCTGCATTTCCCATTCACGAGTAAAAGTGTTAGAGACTGCTATCTTTCTATAGAACTGGTCGTTCACCAGAGAATCTTTCATGTAGGTCTCTACTCGGCTTCTACATGATTCGTGAGCCTCTTTTAATTTTGAACCATCGAAATTGTAGTTGCCTTCTCTGTCATAAAAGAATTTGTCAGCTTCACAAACTAAAAAATCTGAACCGACTAAGGCTTCAGCAAATGTAGATTTTCCAGATCCTGGAAGACCTCGTACTATGTAGAGCTTTTTATTCATTTTCTTTTAATTCTTCTGCTTTTGTTTTTATCCAATTTTCTATCTGCTCGTTGTTCCAACTGAGACCTGTGAGGACAGTTCTGAACGCGTTGAAAGCATCTTCAAGCTCAATATCAGCTCTGTCTAACTCAACAGTAACTCGAACTCCGTAGCTCTCTCCGATGAAAATAGTACCTTTCGTTCTTTCTAACATTACTTCGTAGTATAAATTGCTTTTTGCATTACTTTGATCTCTGTAAGGCTCTCGTTCTCGAATCTTCCGTCCATTTCTCTCACCACATAGAGTTTCTCTCCGAGGCTCTCTGCGATTCTGTCTAGCTTTTCGCTATCTAAAGTGAGATCTAAATCTCCGTACCAGATCTTTCCCTGTTGTAAAGAGAAGATGTTGGCGTTGAAGCAGATTTCGTGATCTGGATATCTTTCTCTGTAGGAAGATTTAGATCCTGAGATCATTCTACCGACTCTGAGACCCTCGGCATCAAAGTACCCGTAATTTTCTATCATTTTTCTCATGGTATTGTTTTATCTTTTTGGACGTTCCTCTGTTCCAAACCCAACAGATGAAGTAACGAGCTATCTTCCACCAGAACCTCTTTTCTTTCTTTCCCCACATATCTTCGTTCTCTATCATTTTGAGAATGTCCGCAGTAGCCTCCTCGTCACCTTCCAGAAGGCCGATGAAGTTCCTCTTATAGTTATCCAATTCATAGTAATAGATGTCCCAGAAGGTCATGAAATGAACATACCGTCCATCGCCTACTGATCTCATTATTGTCCGCTTCCACTTGCCTGTTTTTACCCATTCGTTGGAACCTTCAATTCTTTCAAATCGAGGAGTAAATTCAAGGATGAACCAGTGGAGGTTTAAAGTCACTGTGCTCTTTGCCTGTTCATCTCGGTATCTTTCGTACCCGTCAGAGAAACTGTTTACTGCGTATGTTCTTCCGGTGAGGCTATGGTTCTCTATCTGTTGTTCAGCTTCTTCGTGGTTCATGCCAGCCGGTGGTTCCTTGATCCAGAAATCTCCGTCTTCTATCCATACTCCGTTGAACTCATAGGCTGCACATCTGCTGTTAGGACACTGGTACCCGTCTTTCATATCAGGCTCTCTACATTCTACGTGTTCTATCAGAGTCTCGTATTTGCCTTGGTGCGTCACCGCTAAATCGCTGAAGCAACAAGGGCATTTGAGAGATTTTGTGTTCGTCATTCTTTCGTTTCAGTTAATGCTTCTAAATGTGACAGTACTTCATTTATTGCTGTGGATGCAAAAACGGGTTCTGTCTTACCCTCCTCATCTGCTTTGAGTATCACGTATTCCAATCTCCCATCAGCTCTGTCTTCTACTTGCGCCACCAGGAGTTGAAACATGCCCTTTGACTTAGCGTAAGCTCCGGCCAACTTGGTCTCTTCAGTCACGTACCAAGAGAATTTGTTGTTCTCAAATATCTTTGTCTTCTCCATATTTCTTTAGTTAAGAATGAATAAAAGATAGAAAAAATGGACGAAAGCAGAAACTATTTACATAAAGAGGATCCCTGCTTTCGATCGATAGAATGTATCGATTTTGAAGGGTGGACTCTCACGAGTTTCAACTTTCTGTAGTTCTTTTCTAGTTCTTTAGCAATGTGTTTTTGCCATTCGTTAAAAGTCAGTTCTTTCATCTCAATAGTGTTTTCTCAAAAGTTCAATTACATCCCAAGAATCCTCGAGGGCGTTGTGTGTCACCAGGCCGTGGATGCCTGCTCGGTTTTTACATTTGTCTAATCCAGGAAGAGACTCATCTTCTTTCCAGTCGACGAAGAGCACTGCTGGATCAATGATTCTTTGGCGGACTCTGATCAGTTTCTGCCACCAAGGGAGGAGCTCTAAAAATTTCTTATCGAAGGTGCCAAAGTTCTTTCCAGCGACGTTGATCGTGATCGGTTTAGTGGCTCCGTTGAAAACAATCTCTTTTGCTTCCCAATTTTCCGATCCTTCAGGTTTGAGCTGTACAGATTCACCTAGACCGCAATCGCATAAAAAACGATAGAACTTTTTTGCAGCCTCTTCTTCTTGTACCCATTCCATTCCGGATTCGAGAGAGACAAAAGCTCTCTCAGTGGCATCTTTCGGTTCTAACCACCTCCCCATCCAATCGATGAGTTTTGAGTTCATGTTGATTGCTCTGGGAGATCCGGTGATCTGGTGTCGAACAATGCCTACGTGAAATTTAGGTACTTCGTCCCATGGGAGCTTCTTCTCGGTGTCTTCGAAGATCGCTGCGATTGAGAGGATTTGATTGAGAGCTGGATCTAATCCAGAAGTCTCGATGTCTATGCTAAGGTATTTCATTCTTCTTTGTGTGTGTCTGAAACAATGTGCTTTCTCCACCACCTCGAGAACTTGGTGCCGGGTTTCTTTTCGGCTTTTCTCTCGAGGAGGATGAATGCTGCCAGTGCCAGGGTGCCGGTCGCTAAGAAAATGGCTAGGTTCTTTATCATGTCTTTGTTTTTTTGTTCCATTCCATGAGGCGTCCGAACTCTTTGCCTTTTTCTGAGAGGAAGTAGATCTCTTCTCCCTTCTCGTTCTCCATGCTGTCCATCAGCCCTTTCATTTTTAGTGTGTGAAATGTGTAGAGGAGAGGAATTCTCTCTAACAATTTTCCGGCCTGTGATCTAGTGAGGCTGGGATCTCCGTGCTGAATCCAATTCTTAATGCACATTGGAGCCATTAAATCTTCGAGGACCCAAGAGCAGACTTTTCTGTCGTGCATCTCGGCTTCATCGAAAAAGCTCAATCCTTCCTCGTCCCTTCTGTCCAAAAAATCGTACATCTCTTCTATTGTCTTCCGCACATTTTTGGGAAGACAAGTCTCGGTGGTGTTCAATTTCATCAATGCTGGGTATGATTATTTTATGGGTTAGTCTGTACCGACCCATTACTAATCTAATCAAAAAAGACGAAAAGAGAAAATAAAGTGAGAACTATTTTTAGATTTTTTCCTCGCGGTCCATCGCGGCTGGTCCAAATCTGCCGAAGTCACCGGTCAGAGTCTTTTCCATCATCCACGATCCGTTCCTGATGTGGGCTTTCTGAGAGAAACCGCGGTTATCCAGGTTGAAGCAGAAATCGACTGCTCTGCCGGCATCTGTGTAAGATCCGTACTCAAAATAATCATGGCCTGCCATGACACCTCCCGGTTTCAACTTTGGCCACCAAAAAACAATATCATTCTTTACACCGTCCCAGCTGTGGTCGCCGTCGACGTAAATGAAGTCTAGGCTCTCATTCTCAAAGTTCTCGTGGACTTGGTGTGAGTTTCCTTGAATAGGATTGACGATGTGTGAGACGCCTGCTTCTTCCATGTAAGACCTAAAAGCAGAGAGCATTGTCCCGCCTCTTTTTTGGATCGTCTCGTGGTGCCCCATGGCTTCGTGGCCTGGGTGGTTCCAGAGATCTACAGAATAGTGAGTGATCTTTTTGCCAGATTGGAGGATTCTCTCACCCATGTAACATGAGCTTCTTCCAAACCAACTTCCGATTTCTAAGAATTTTGCTCCGTCAGAAGATCTATCGATTGCAAAATCGTAAATATCTTGAAAGTCGAACCATCCAGGGATTTTGTAGTATATCATTGTTCTTATATTCTGTCTGTGGGTAAAGTTTCTAACTCTTCTTAGAATCGATCTTCTCTCTTCTTTTGATCTCTTTCTGTATCTTACGAGCCCACTCGTAATTTTCAGACTCTTCACAGTGTCTTAGTGCAACTTTGAGGTCTTCAGCGAGCACGTCCTTGATTGCGTGGTTGTTGATCCACTTTCTCATCTCCTTCTCAGAACCTTCGTAGTCCATCACGTAAGAAGAAGTCGGAGTAAAAATGATCTCGACTTCTGTTCCGAGATCTAACACGTTTTCGATCCTGACTATCCAGGGACCGATCTGGCATTCTGTGAGCTCGTCCTCCATCATCTCTGCGAAGACGTCTTCGAGTTCCTTCTCAAGGTCTTCTCGGTTAGGTATTCTAATGGTCTCGCTGTCCGGATCTCTCCAGACCATGCTTGTCTGTTGGAAGCATTGCAATACGAGGCTCCAGTTTAGAGCCTCTATTGCCAAATTGAAATACTTTCTCGCCTCGTCCCAGTCGGTCTCTTCTAAATCTTCTAACATCAGATTGCGGCTTCAATTTTCTTGTTAAGGTCTGCAATTCTCTTTGCTCCGGTGACGTTGTCCTGCTGCTTCCACTTGATGTTTTGCAACTTCCAAAAGTCTATGTTGCTCTGGCGGAATTCTGCCTTTGATTGTTCGTACTTGTTCCTGTCGTAATCGTAGTTCTTGTCAGCTCCGTTTTTTACGATCTCTTCCCAAGTTGGATCGTCTTTTATCTTTGTCCGACTCGAGTTTTCTCCGTCTCGGTATCTCTTGAGGACCTCATCGTCAGTAAGAGACTGTGCCCAAGCGATGTGTTCTTCGTTCTTCTTCATCCGCTCTTCCCAGGTTCTGATCTCTTGGTTCAGCTTTTCGAGCTTGCTCATCTTCTTGATCCTGTCAGAGTATTCAGTGGCTTTTTCGCTTCTACCGGTCTTCGGTAAGTTCGTCTTAGTAATGTATCTGTAGTGTGCTCTTTGAATGTTGTAGCCTCCTGCGATGATCGCCTCAGTCTCAAATGTGTAGGTGTCTTCTCCCCTCTGCAACTTTCCATAGATCTCGATGTTACCTTTACCAGAGGTTCTAGGGTTGATTGAGATGAGAGTGTCAGTAGGCAGGGTGTAAGCCTCGATTGATCTAAGCAGATCGTAGATGACGGTGAGCCTTGTGAGCTCTCTATCAAAAGCTGTAAAATTCAAACCTTTCTCAGTGTAGAACTTTTCAGTCTTGTTAACCATGTCAACGATGGTAGACTCTAGAGCTTCCAAAACTTTGTCAACGAGAGGGTTAGAAGCAGCCTCCGTTATGAATTCCTCGTCGAGAAGATCTTCTCTTCCCAATTGTTTATAGACTTCTTTTCTCACCTTCTCCATCTTATCTGCATATTCAGGATCTCTCTTGCGGTTGAAGACTATCTGTTGAGTGATGCTGCCGCTGATCTTCTTCACGTCTTTCTTTCGAGTCTTGATCAACCAAGCTGCTAGGTCCTTGATGCCTAGATCTCTGAAACGACCTTCTGCGTCAGGGGCGTCTGAATCGTGCCAATCGGGAGCTCCGGCCGGTTTCTTCTCGTTCAAGAAGCCAGCAAAGGTGAGGACGTGATCCTCAAAGAGAGATCTGACGCCGATGGTGATGTTACCCTCGTTGTCCCATGAGCTTCCTGACATCTTAGAATAAAATTTCTTCGATGCTTCTGCGTCAAATTTCCGTAGAGCCTCAGGTTCGTCCCAAGAATCTTTTGGATTAGGTTTCGTCTCTGCGCTCCACTTAAGAGTTTTTTCGTCCCATCTTGCGTTTGGGAAATGCTTGAGAACTATTTTTTCGAGCTCTTTGAAGTCTTTGCTTTTCATTGCTTAGCTGTTTTTGATGAAGCCACCGTGGTTGAACATGCTGTAGTTGACGGTAAAGCTGCTTCTCTCGTTCTTTAAAGAGAGAACAAAGCCGTCATTTTTGACAACTTCGTATTTTGAACCTAAATAAGTGACAGTGCTTCCAGGTTTGATAGATCTGAATTGATCGAGAGTGATCTTTTCTCCGTATGTTTTCGAGAAGTCCTCGAAGATTAAAAGATTTTTCATAGTTCTTTTATTGTAAAAGAGCGGTAAGTTTATTACCGCTCTTTCTTATTTATCATGCGAGTAGGTGATAGTACTCTTTGAAGTGCTTGATGCGGTCAGCGAGACCGATCGTGCCGCCGTTGACTCTCTTGGTCACTGCCGTCACTGTCGCTTCGTCTGCTCCTTTATCACAAATGGACCAGAGCCCGTTTGAGTTGAAGAAGAATGCAGCTGAAGAAAGAGGATACTTAGTAGCCACGAGATCAGGATTTGCGAGGATGTCGTCATCCACAGTCTTGTCAAACCTTGTGTAGTTGTCCTTGCCCGTCAATTGGATGTAACCACGACCTCTGAATTTGAAGCCGTCACCAGATTTCTCATCGCCGTTACCCATTCTAGAAGAATAGACTTTGTTAGCGATCTTCTCAGGGTTTCTAGCGTAAGACTCGTTCAAGTTTCCTGGAAAATACTTAGGGAAGATCTTCTTCAAACCGTCTGCAGAGTAGTTCAAATTCTCGGAAACTGCTTTGAAGCCTCCAGATTCGTGACCACACTGAGCGAGGAAGTGAGCAAGTCTCAAAGTGTTGGTGATGCCAAACTTGGCTGCAGTATCAGGGATCTGTGCGATCACTGCATCAGGAATGTGACCTTTTAACTTCTCCAATTTGAAGTTTGATGGTGGAACTGGCGCAGACTCAGCTACGGGAGCTGCAGCACCGAGACCCATCTTAGCCCAAGTACCAGGTCCTACTATTCCATCGGCAGTGAGGCCGTTTTTCGCCTGCCAATCTTTTACTGCTTTTTCCGTGCCTGGGCCGAAATTGCCATCAGCGGCCAGACCTAGAAATTTCTGAAGAGCAGCCACATCGGTGCCCTTCGATCCGTTCTTAAGTAACATTGTTATGTTTTTATTTTGCAGAGGTTGCCCTCTTGGTATATGTATTTTGAAACTCTCACAAAAAAAGGACTTCCGAGGAAGTCCTTTCAAGATTGATCTATTTTATGTTAGCCTTCGAATTTGAAAGCCATTTCACCCTTACCGCCTTTACCGATTTCTTTGCCCTGGATGTCTGAATGATCTCCGAGCTGAGTAAAAGGTCTTGGGTTCATTGCGTAGAATTTCTTTCCGCCGTCTCTGAATTCGTTAGTTACTACAATGTCCACGTGGTAGGTCCAGTTCTTGAGAGAAGCTTTGATGAAATCGTCCATCGATTTTTCTTCTACTGAATATGCGTGGAATTTTGTAGGGGATCCTTTGACGAGCTTCTGAACGAGGCCTCTGCCGTTAAAGTTTCTTCCGTTGAATTTGGTCTCTCCGAGACCCATGTTAAGGAAGTCGTACTTGAGAGAATCGATTCTTTCTCTCATCTTAGATCCCTGAGTGAAGAGAGCTTTGGTAAGTACTGCGTCGTCTTCGAAAATGAGGGGTCTTTTACAACCGTCTTTTTGTGCCTGCATTACCGCCAATCGGTGGCTTTCAGAACATGCATAACAGCCAGGTTCTTGCTTTACTCTGTCAAGGTTTCCTTCAGTGAGCTTTTTTACGTCAACGAGATCAGAATACTTATCGAGGAGATACATGGGATCTTTGAAGACCTTATCAGCCATCTCTTTTCCATTGTAGCCCTCTACTCTCTTTATGTCACCGGCGTTGACGCCTGCTGCTTTCATCTGGTCTTTGAACGATTTTAATCTATCGTCTCTTTGCTTTAAGTTGATTACATAGATGCCGTCGAATGCTCCGAAGAAATCTGATGGGTTTTTGCCGACTTCTTCTAGATCAACTAGAACCTCCATTTCTTTGGCCTCGCCGAGGAACCTGAATGCTGATTCGTTTATGAAGGCTGATTCGTTTAGAAAGCCGTCGTAAGTCTGAATAAATCTCACTCTCTTTTCTATTTTTACTATATATTTTGCTCTATGCTAATTGTGGAGTGTACTTTTTTCTGAGCTGTTCAATCATGCTCTCTGTAATGTCCTTTTTCACATAGACCCAGGTCTTGTGGTTCAATTGGACTTTAATGAGCTCGTCTTTCTTTTCTTCGAAAGCATTGTGGTTTTTCTTGTACAGGGGTTTTCTGCCTTTACCTACTTGTGTCATGATATGGTTTTTTTGTAATTTTCGTATTCTTCTCGGCTACAATATCTAGAGCCCCATTTCTGCCACATGTAGTCGTGATATCTGTGAATTTTCATTGGGTTGAAGATAAAGTAGACAAAATAAAATTCCCAAATCCATTCTACTCTTCTTAAAAAATCTGTTCGTTTCCCCATTTTTTTCTAAATTTTTCGTCTTCTTTGAGCCTCTCCTCGAATTCTTCGAGAGTAAGATCTTCGAGCATATTGATCTCGGCCAATAACTTTCTTCCTAGAGGCGAAGAAGTTTCTCTGATCTCGATTTCATAGACCTGCATGTATCTTTCATAAAGCTCTTGTTCGTTAAACATTAGTTTTCGTTTTCAGGCCTCCACCCACGGGAGCCTCGTTTAGAATTCCACTTCTTCTTGTCTTTGACGATCCTCGGTTTGAACCTGCCGTCGTAGAAGCCCTGTTCTTTCGCGGCTTCTCGGTTCAGCTTCTGTCTCCACCTTATCGTCTTCTTCTTTTTCATATTAAAAGATAGTTAAAGGCGATGACACCAGAAAATTAGAGAGAATCAGGTACGTACAAACACGTAGGATTCTTTTTCTGGAGATCTATCTCAGGGTATCTCTTCTTAAACTCCATCACATCAAATCTTCTCGTGATTAAGTGAAAACCGCTTTTGGTTGGAATTAAAGCTTCGACTTTAGAACCTTCGGGCCTACACTGAGTATCGATCCACAACACAATAGTTGTCAAATCGATGTCTTTAGTGTCTATGTCTACGATCCAACGCTTTTCTTGAGTCTTGATCTGGCCGACAACAGAATCAAAAAGGCCCTTCTGATTAGTCTGTCCGTTCTTGATCCTTGTAGCTAGAGAGACCATCATCTCCAAAGAGACGTCCATGTGGTTTTGCTTTTGGACGTGAATGTATGCTCGAGCTCTGAACATTTCGCAGAGCTGTTTGATCTCCTCGTATCGCCGATCAAGATGTTCTATTGATTCAATGCAATATGTTTTGATCGTCCTCACTGATTGGTGGTTGTCCCTCTCTCCTTCAGGTTGGTCTTTCTTTCTCTTAAAAACGTAGAGCATGTAGAAGTCTCCTTCTCTGTCAAAGTTCAGGAGAGGTTTGATGAGTTCAATGTTATCGATCATACAATGCCTAGTCTTTGAAGAACGTGTTCCCAATCAGGATAGAGTTCAGTACCAAAATGAATGTGAGTGCCCTCGAAATCTCCGACACCGTTTGCTTCTCTGTCATCGATGAGATAGTCTCCCTTGATCAATCCTTTGTGATGCGAGAGGATCAGTTTTTTGTGAGCTGATCGGCCCAAGTTCTCCTCGACCCAGATCCGCTTTTCTGACCAGCTGTCTGGATTGCTCCACGCTGGAGTGCTCAGAATGTAAGTCTCGTATTTTTCTTGGAGCTTGTGCCACGCCTCGATCGCACCTTCTATCGGCTCCAAGTTTTTGTAAGCATCTGGGTGCTTGAAGACGCTTCCGCCTTTGAAGCCTTTTGCTTCTATCTCTTTCTTTCTCTTTTCAAAATCACAGAGAACTCCGTCCATGTCGATGAGGACCAGAGGCTTCGTGATCGGTATGTTGATTCTTAAGTGCTCCATGCTATTCATCTAAGTTTTTTCTCAATTCTTGCAGAGTCTGCAGAGCTTGTAGAGAAGCTCCAATCACCGACTCTTGTTGTTTTTGCATGATGAGTTGAGCGAGGTGGAAGCCCATCATTATGAGCTTCTTTTCATAGATTGAGATTTCTATTCCTCCTCCGAACTCTTCTTCTCTGAGGTCTGCAGCCATGCTCAGTAGAGCATCTGACACCGTGTTATTCTCTTCGAGAATTTTCTCTGCTCGGTGCCTGTTGATGAGAGCCCACTCTTCGTTGAGTCCCATTCCTTCTGCAATCGTTTCTTTCTTTTCTGCCATGTTATTAGTTTTATCCTACAATTCCTTTAATGTCGTCCATGTGGTGGTCCTCTGAACCGAGCTCTGATCCGATAGGCCTCTTGTTCATCAGAGGAATGATTTCCCTTCTGAGATCATAGGGCCTGAACTCTGGGTGCCCGTCCATGCCAACGTCCATCCTCTTTCCTTCTCCAAACCTCTTATCAGTCGGAAGGTGACAGTGGCCGTGGAGGTGGATCACGCCTTTTCTCAACCCGTCCCAGGATGAGATCGGGTAGTGCATCAACCTGAACTTGTAACCGTCTTCAATTTCCAGCGTGGCGTAGTGTCCGACCTCCAAGAAGAGCTTTTCGATGTCATCTCGGTTATTCTCGATATGGTGATCGTGGTTCCCAAGTATGAGATATATGTTCTTACATATCAGACGATCCCAGAACTCTGTGATGCTCTCAAAGCCTCCGAAGGACCAATCTCCTAAACAGATGAGGATGTCTTGCTGGCCTACCGTATCGTTGATGTTATTGACGATGGCCGCGTTCATCTGATCTAGATCTTTGAAATTTCGGGTCTGTGCTTCAGGAACTGAACCATCAGTCATCCTCCAGTTGGTGACTCCTCTGCAGATGTTCTTGTGGTTGTAGTGTGGATCGCTGAAGATCCAGACCTTCTCTTTATTTTTAATCTTGATTCTCATACGTATCTTATTTTTGCGAGATCTTCTTTCAATTTCTTGATCTTCTTCCAGTTCCAGATCCGAGACCAGAGGGTTTTTTCCAACCGATCGATCTCTTTCTTTTTTCTCTTTCGGTATTCTATCAGGATGTCGATGTCCCAGTAGCTATTTTCCTCCAACATTTCGTTCATGCCCATAAGTTTTTTCGTAGTATTGTTCTCCTGTTTCGTACTCTTCTCTGATCCAGCCATTTCTGCCGATGATGTTACCGTCGTGCCAAGCTCTGCTAATGATCTTCTTTTCCTCGGTTTTCAAGTTAGAAGCCATGTTCTCAAAAGCCTCTCCCATTTCGAAACGGGTTCTCACGTACTCGATCATTCTATCTAAGGGTGTCATCTTCTTTTATTTTGCTGTGTTCTAATATCGGATCAAAGACCATAGTGTCTCTTTTTGGAGTCATGATGATCACCTCAACGCTGTCTCCGACTTCGACCGGATGGTGATAGGTAAATTGTCCGAATTCAGTGTAGGCGATCCAACGGGGATCGAGGTTGGCCACGCTAGGAAAACCGACAGGGTGATAAGCCACTGAGTCGATCTTATATGATATGCGTTCTTCGACGAAGTCCTTCCTGTCGACGCATCCTACGAGGAATAGACAAAATATGATTATTCTTTTCATAGTAAAATATAGAAAAATGAAACGAGAAGAGAAAATTATCTCTTGAAATCGGGAGAACACGCTAACGAGGTGTCAAGCCAATTTTCAATGAAGGGCTTACAATCCTTTTCAGTGACGACCTTTGCCATGCCAGGCCAAAGACCAGTGCTCATGAAAGCTTGAATCTCATCTACTAGAACTTGAGGGCGGTAGCCGAGGCCGAGGAGTATCTTCTCCATCTTCTCTCTTTTTCGAGGAGCGAGCTTTGAGACGAGATCTGTGGCCTTCTTTCTATATTGAGGATCGATGAAGAAGAGAGCGTGTGCAATTTCGTGGTCCATGACTCCTCCTTCAATCTTGTCGACACCGATGAGATAGAATTTAGGAGCTTTCTGCCCAGGAGCTTTTCCAGCGAGGAGCTCCTCTGAGATCTTGATGATGATTTCGCCCATTGCTTCATCGTATGGGTTGTTGTCTTTTACCTCGACGTAACATTTGAGAAGAGAGCTGCTCGGTATGTTGTACCCTGACCACTCGCTCGGATAAAGAAAAGCACAGGCTCCTCGGTCTTTTCGGTAGTGGTCCATGAACTCAAAAATGTTGAAGCTCTTTCCTTGGAACTTGTTGTAGGGAGATTCGTAGTGTTCTTGGTATCTGAGGAAGAGCATTGCTCTCTGGTAAGAGTCTTCGACTCGGACTACGTAGACTTGTGGGATTGCTTCATAGAGTTCCCAATCAACGAGCTTCGAGCTCTTCCTTTTTATTTCTCTCATGCTTTAGCATTTTGTAAGTTAATAGCCTCTGCCTGATTTTATCATACACTTCATTCTCAATTCCTCGACCAGCTTGAGGAAATTATAGAACTTCTTCATCAAAGCGAAAAACTTTTTCATTTTATATTTTCTATTTCGTCCCAGATTTTGATGATCTCCTGGGCGTAGAGTGATTCTTTGCCTGTCCAACCTGTGAGAATTGCTCCTCGGTAAATGTTACCCGGAAGGACTGAATTGTCGTAACCTGCAACTTGGACCGAAAAGACGTTCACTCTTGAGTTTACTTCTCTTCGGTATTTTTGGACCAGAGCAAGGACGTCGATGTGTCTGCCGTCTTTATGTCTGAACTCTTTATAGTCTTCAGCATTGACTCCGTAGAGGCCTCCGGTGCCGGCCTGCATATCAGAGTAGATGAAGACGGTGTCCCAGTGCTCCTTGTTCTTGATTGCTTTGTCCCAGAAGAGCCAGATCCCGTTTTCAGTGCTCTGTCCGACCGTGTTGCCAATTGCATTCGATTCTTCCAGTTGGGCCATGATGCCGTTCCTTTTGGAAACTCCACGAGTTTCTAATTTATCTCCAAAGACTCCGACGTGGCCTTCTTCGGCATTGGCTCCGGTGATCAAAGCCGAGAGGTTCGCGATCTCTGCTACGGTGACCGATCCATATTCTGAATTGCAGCTTCCCCATGCAGATCCGCTATTATCGCAGAGAGACATTACTCGGCCTCTTAATCTGGGTGAGTTCTCTACCGCTAGATCAATGCATTCTTCGAGAGCATCGAGGATCGGTATTTTGAAATTCACTCCGTCTTCAGAAGAGACTGCTTTGTGTGCCGACCAATATCTGAAGGAGAACTGTTTTCCGTAAGGAACTCCAGCTTTTAGATCAGTTAGAACTTTTTCCAAGATCTCCCTGTTATCTATTTCTTTGAAGATTCCGCGGAGGTTGCGGAGGAGGGCCATGTGAGGGATCTTGATCGTTTCCAAGATCTCCTTCCAAGATTTTCCCTCAGATCTCAAGATCTCCCAAGTCTTCTCGGACTCCTCGACCTTGATAGTGCCTGTTTTTACGAGCTCAGTAATGTCATCAGAATGAGCGTGTGAGATCCTCACGAGATCTATCAGCTTCTTGCCCTTGTATTTGTTCAATTGGTAGCGAGAGAAGCTCTCCAGAGTCTCTGCCCAAGTTCTCTTCACGAGGGAGGAAAGGCCTTTCTTCGATCCTTTCACGTATGCATAATAATCGAATTGGTTAGTGACGTCGTCCGGCCTCAATACGATCTTTTTTCCAATCTCCTTCATGTAACCCGGATTCTTCTCGTTGAACTCTGCTCTCTTTGGATGGAGAGAGGCTCTGATCCAGATCACTGATGGGTTCAACCTCATCATGTACTCAGTCCTTAGAGTGAGAGCAAGATCCAACGTTGCTTTAAAATCAGCATCTAATGCTCTGTCGATCGCTTCGGTAAAGACTTCGGCGACTGTTCTCTTGTCTTTTACGAGATCTTCGAAGATCGAGACTTCTAAAACGTTGGCATCCTTTTTTAGAGCCTTCTCAGCTCCGATGCCGTCTCGGTAGTACTGTGGCTCGCCGAAGATGGAACTTGCGGCCACGATTCTTAGAGTCTCCAGAGGACCTAATCGGTAGCTCATTCCGCCCATGTAATTCTCTACTCTCTCTTCACGGTATTGTTCGTGATCCGCGAGTTTCTTGTCTGAAAAAGGAGTTAGTCTTGACATATAGTTGGTTTAGTTTTTAGTGTTTTCCCAGTTTAAGCGTTCCCCCTTGGAAGGCCTGTCGTCTTCCTTGAGCAAGAACTTGTTGCTGATTGCTTTGAATGATATTTTTCTATCATGGCTTCTGATCACGAGTCCTTCTCGGTCTGCATTATCGTTCAGTCTTGATTTTCCATCAGCATCGTTGAGAAGTATTTCGATGGTGGGTGGAAGTTCGTAGTTCGTGTTCAACACCGGGACTGTTTCCAAACCGAGGTAGTCGAGCAGAGTTGCCATTGAGAGAAAATCGTAGTACTCACCATCGTCGATCTTGTAAGCATTGAAGAACTTTACTATCTGACCCTTCAGCTTGTAAGGATTTCCTTGGATCCCCTCTCCTATCAGCTCTCCTTGGAGACAAACATTCTTTTCGAGGGACTTCATTTTCTCCTCGAGGTTCAGCTCTCGAGCCACTTTCCAAAAAGTGTTTTCCTCTGTCTCGAGGAGCTCTAAGTTTCTGCTACAGACTCCAAATTCACCGTCCTTATAGTAAAAGGTCGCTGAGCTACCATCGAGCTTTTCAGTGATGTAGTAAGAGTGCTTTTGCATTTCTTCATAGTCTGAAGCGAGGTTTTGAATGCGTTCCTCATCTGTCTTTCGGAGGAAGCTCGGAAAGAGACCTTTGGCCACACCTGCGAGAGCTGCCGGCACCGGAGGTTCATATTTTACTATGCCTAATTTCTCTGTGACGTCCAGACCCTCGTAAGCAGTCCAACTAAAATCTCCGAAGACTGACATTGGAAGAATGAGTCCCTGGGAGACTTGCCCTCTGAGCTTGATCGTCCTCAACCTGAAACCCTCCTGCTCCCCCATCTTCCTATAAGAAGACTTTCTGAGAAATTCAAATTCTTCCCTGATGGGCAAGAATGAATCAATCTCACAATAGACTACGTAGTCGCCTGCTTGATGTCCGACATTTTTGGCTACCACGACTTTCCAGCCGTTGACCACTGCGAGTTCGATCGCGTCAGCTCCTTCGATGGGAAGGATCTCCTTGATCACTTGGATGCTTGCTAATTTTCTTTCCATATTAGAATTCCTGTTCTGTTTCTGTGTCAAATAAGTAGAATTCTCGGTTGTGGTCAGGGTTGTGATCGAACCAGTCTTTTTCAATTGTCATCTTGGCCCAGGTGGCTCGGTCGGGGTTTTCGCTCATTACTATCACCTCGTCCTGGGTGATGATTCCGGTGTCCGGATCGGTGTCTCTGAATTTTACGTGTATCATAGTAAAAGATAGTAAAAAGCGGCGGAAAAAGAAAAGGGCCTCGCCGAAAGTATCGTCAAGACCCAAGAGAACGGAAAGCAGAAGTGTCTCTACACTGTTCAGCAGCCCTTTTCAAAGAAGTCAAGCCGAGGATTTTCGAGAAGAGTGTTTTTCAGTCCAATTAGAAGTATCTCTTTTCGCCGCTTCGGTTTGAATATGAGTTAATCCTGAGAATTTCCTAAGAGAGGGTTTCGGTTAGGGCTCCCGATGGCCACGACTTTAGACCAGTGGTTCTTCTTCGCTGTCGCCGCTATGAAGATTTTTTGGAGGAAGCCTAAGCTCCTTCCTTGCTCATAGTAGTTGATGTAGCTCTCTCAGCCGCTTCAAGATCAAGGTTTTTGTTAATTATTCCAAAGAACTAAGTATTTTATTGGGTGGCCGAAAAAGGTTTCATTTTTTTTCGACCTTTTTTCAAGGGAGGCTAAAAGAGGGAAGAACCTTAAGTGCTTCCCTCTTTCTACCTTGATCTTGAATTACTTTACCACCTGTAAGGGTGATTCCTCGCGAGAAGTACAGAACTTCCGGAAGATGGTATAATCATTTTCAGACTTCACATCCTCAAAGTCTTCGATGAAGAAGACGCGGTGTTCGAATTCTCTCTCCTGGTTGAAGAGCTCAGAGTATTCTCTCTCGAAATCGAGGAACTTAGGATTCGGCTTTCTTGCAGTAACCTCTCCTTCTTCGTTCTTCTCCTCGATCCATGGGAGGACCTCCACCGTCTCGTCAGACGTCTTCTCTCCATACTTGGTGATCAGCTCGTTGCGAAGAGGCTCAACCTCGTCAGTAAGAGCTTTTGCTTTTTTACCGAGATCAGAGAGCCAGTATTTTTGAGTCATAGAGAGCTTCTCATCGAGAAGACCTTTTCTTACTTTTTCTCCGGTCTGCACGTTCACCAGTCCGTTGATCTCTGCATTGAGATCTCTAATTTCAAACAGTTTCAGAGTTAACTTTTCCATAGAATTTTTTGTTCAGTCTTTATATTTGAGTTTGTTGAAAAGGTTTCAAAAATTATTTTGATTCCAACATATTTATCCGGGCCTCGAGAGAGGCTATCGTAGCTTGTTGCTCCTTGATCGCTTCGATGAGGAGAGGTACGATCTTCTCGTATTTGACTGCTTTGTATCCACTTTCTCGAGTAGTCACAATTTCTGGAAGGACTTCTTCGATTTCTTGTGCAATGACACCGACATCGTGACCGCTGTTACCATGGAATTCTTCCATCTCTATCCAATCAAAAGAGATACCTCTAATTTTGGAGATTTTCTGAAGAGGCTCTTTTATTTCAGTCACGTTCTTTTTGAATCTAATATCAGAAGACGAATATGCAACGATGTCATTAGAAGCTTCGAATCTCCCACCAGTGTTGGTTGGAGTGACGCCAAGTCCCATCGCCCCTTCAGAAGTGATGATCATTCTTTGGAAGGCAGAAGTCAGGCTAGAAGTAGCGTTTTGGTGAGTATAGAATCTAAGATCAGTTCCCCACGTAGAAGCAGAGTCATTTCTTTGAGCTGATATTCCAGAGAGGTGATTGCTTCCTGTTCTAAACCAAACTCCAATAGATTCATTACCGTTGTTAGTGTTTTCTATCATGACTCCTTTCATCGTGCTGGTTGAAATGGCTTCACCTCCTGATATATTAGCGCCTACGTCTGCAACCTGTAATTTCCATCCTAATGAATCATAATCTACGTTCACGCCTAGTCTGTTTTGAACATAAGCGTAACCGTTTTGATAAACTTTAAAGCCTTGCTCAGTATATCCGGCAAAGCCCATTGCAAAATAGCTTTTAGCTGCAGCGCTAGGAACCATACCCAGCCAACCGTCAATGATAGAGCTGTCAGTGAATGTGATCTTAGTTATACCTCCACTAGTAAAATTCGTAAGCCTTATCATGGACGGTATGTTTGTCCAGTTGTTTGTGTTCGTTATTTGTATACCGAATCTCTCATTATTCCATCTAGTAGTAGTACCAATGAATACACCAGTTGGATTCAAAAAAGCTACAGTACCATTAGCCTCAATGTAGATTTTAGGATCGCCCGAAGAATACGAGTAAATGTAGCCAGAACCACCGTCTGCTCCGATTATTGTGCTATTGTTACTGCCGAATTTTACGCTTCCAGCGTTGTCTATCAGCATTTTCACTGCATCAGTACCTGTAGTGAAATAAATGCTGCCTGCACCGCTGTTAGCAGTAGATCTCATACCAAAACGAATACCGTAGTTCTCCCAAACCATGAACTGAGCAGTGCCGAATTTAGACTTGCCGAGCAACTGAGCATTCGTTGCTCCGCCTGTGCCAGTATTACCGTTTTCGTATTTTAGAGTGCCTTCGTTGTCATTGGCCGTAGTCGTGTAGAAGGCTGCAGCTGTCCCTGTGAAATATAAGCCGCTTCCAGCGCCAGCTATATTGAGTCTATCACCGCTTCTGTCATATCTAATAGATCCTCTGGCCGTAAGAGAGGATTCAGTTAAAAATTCAGCTATGAGATTGTCACCTGTTGTGCCGTTGTTCCAAAACTTGGCTGCCCACCCGCTGGTGCTGCCGCCTGTGAATTGAGCAATGATTGGAGTGTTTGTGCTTGAAGTTACGGCTAATTTTTCATTAGACTGTAGAGCTGCGGTAGTGCCCATCAGTATCTGTCCGGTGCCGGTGATCTTCAATGCACCGCCCGAGATGCCAGGTCTATCAAAAACTACGACACCTGGCGCCACAGAAAGAACTGTATTATCTACGTGATCCGAGCCTCCTCCGATACGAACCATACCTGTTCCAAAATACGTATTAGAGTAAGCTATGCCTGCATCTCCCGTCGTCAGATACTGATCGCTCGCTGATGATGGTGTCACTCTTACTCCAACGTTACCGTTGGTTCTAAGAGTGCTCGCAAAGGTGGCCGCTGCTGTTGATGTGAGAGTTAAAGCTACATCTGCGGTTGAACCGTTTCCGTTAACCAGCAAGAAAGTGCTGCCTGCTCCGGTGCCTTTATCGAGCTGTCCAATATAGGTATCGCCGCCGACATTTTGAAATACAGACTTACCCGAAGTAGCATCCCAGAGCTCCAGAATGCCACGAGCAGAACCTTTGATAACGACACCCCGAGTTCCGCTGTGAAGGACTGGCGCATCTGCAGTCCCCAGCATCACGCTGCCACCGTGGAGAAATATGTAACCTCCGGATCCTCCTGTGTTGTTAGCTCTGATATGATAGCTGCTGTATGCGTTTGTGTACACACTATTCGCATACGCGTATATTGTCAAGTTATTGCTCACTGCGGCATTCCCAGTAAAAAAGTAGTATTCGCCAGAACCGTTATCTGTTGCACTAGAAATAAAACGATTGGAAGTAGTAATGCCGGTTGCAGTTAAATTACCGCCGGTACTGAAAGTAAAAGGTGTGCTTGGAGATCCTCCGTTGTAATAGTTGATCCTAAAATTATTATTGATTTCTAGAATGATGCCAACTGTTCCAGTAGAAGTGTAATATAGTTTATGTGTGACGTCTGAATTGCCTCTCAGAAAAAGTCCGTTGTTGTCTGAGGCTCCTAATTTACCGAGAGTTTGTAGATCACTTTTGAATTCAGCAGATCCTGTCCTTTGAAAAGCTAGAGTCACTATAGAAGGAGCAGCACCTGCTGAAGATGACCGTAAAAGATTGAAATCACCAGATATGACGTCTTCAGTCAAAAAAGACCAGTTTCTTCTGTCTGTGCCTGACAACTCAGTATACCATTCGATGCCGCCTCCCATCGCAGTACCACCATTTGCCCTTATCTGAGGCTTAGTACCAGCGTAAACTTCTAACCTAGCGTCAGCTCCAGCTTTTCCGATACCTAATCTCTTATCAGTATTATTCCAGAACAGATTATTATCGCCGGCTTGAGAATTAGTTCCAGTCCAAAAAGAAACTTGACCGCTAGTTCCGCTACCTGTTACCTGGCTAGCTGGGCTCGTACCTGAGGTTCCGCTAGTTCCACCTGGGCCCTGCCCTCCTGAAGTTCCACTAGTGCCTGAAGAACCGCTGTTTCCGCTCGTTCCACTAGTTCCACTCGGTCCCTGCCCTCCGCTCGTCCCTGCAGTTCCGCTCGATCCACTAGTTCCCGAAGTTCCACTAGAACCCGATGTCCCGCTTGTTCCCGAAGAACCGCTAGTTCCACTCGTGCCGTTCGGACCTTGAAGACCTTGCGGTCCCTGTAAACCTTGCGGCCCAGTCGAGCCCTGAGGTCCGAGAGGACCTTGTGGTCCCTGTGGTCCAATTCCGCCTGAAGTTCCGCTCGTTCCACCAGTTCCGATAGGTCCCTGGTTTCCCTGTGGTCCGGTCGGCCCCTGAGGACCGATGCCGCCTGATGTTCCAGCAGTTCCGCTTGAACCACTAGTCCCTGAAGTACCGCTGCTGCCCGAAGTTCCGCTAGTTCCACCAGTTCCGCTGCTGCCTGAAGTTCCGGCAGTTCCACTAGATCCGCTCGTACCTGTCGTCCCTGAAGTGCCGTTAGGCCCCTGAGATCCCTGTGGTCCGATCGGCCCCTGTGGACCTTGTGGACCTTGGACTCCTTGTGGCCCGATCGGTCCCTGTGGACCCTGCGGTCCGGTGATTCCTGAAGTACCGCTCGTTCCGGTAGCTCCGCTCGTTCCAGACGAGCCGCTCGTTCCCGAAGTTCCAGCGGTTCCGCTGGAGCCTGAAGTTCCACTCGTGCCGCTCGTGTCGGCTTTGATCCAGCTCGTTCCATTGAAGGCGTAGAGCTGAGAATCTGCGACAGCGTAGACTAGAGACCCAGTTGGGACTCCTGCGGTCCTGAGACCTGCGACGTTCGCGGTGGTTGGAATGCTGATGCCCTCGTTATCAGTGGAGAGGGCGATCCCAGATGTATTTGATATGCGGTATCCGGCCAAAACTAGATTTGCTTTGCTTATCTATCTAAGCGAAATCTTCATCGAGAAAAAGATCAATATCCAAAGCGAGATTTCTGAGTGTTAAAATTTTGAGAAATTTCAGATCCTGAAAGAACCTTGCTGTACATTCGAGAGATTGCTATCCTACCGTTATAAAGAGATAAAGGTGAGCCGTAAGCTGCTCCGACGTTCAATTGGCCTGAACCGCTATAAACTGTTTCTACGCTCGATCCCGGCGTCTGTAAGACTCCGTTGGCATAGAACTGTTTGTCGTATGTTGAATTGTTGTAAGTAAAGACCCAGTGGTACCAAACATTATCTGACGGACGATAATTATTCATGTAATCGTTATCGTTGCTGTATAAACCAAAGATCATTCCGCGAGATCCGCTAGAGTAAATTATGTGAAGTCCTGCGCTCTGAGCTTGTGTCCCTTGACCAAAGACGCCAAAAGATGTACTATCAACCATATAGAACCAGCCTTCTAAAGACCAGTTTCTCTGGAGATTCTGCGAGCCCATGTTAATGTAGCCTGAGCTAGAAGCCAGAGATCCTCCGTTAGAACTGTTGTAAGAAGTAGAGACTGCTGTTCCGTTAGAAGATCCTACTAGATCATAGACAGTGCTTCCAGCTCTTGGGTAAGAAGCTGTGAAACCTGCGTCCCAACCAAAAACGAGACTGTCGAGAACAATGTCCTCATAGTCTCGATTGACTGCTATAGAATTCGTTAGTCCCGCAACATAGCTTAGAGCGTCTCCTATCGTGGATGGATTTCCGCCTAGAGTTCTTGCATAAGCGATCATCTGAGTGTCATTTGCAGGCGTGACCATGCTGGGCGTATTTGCATTGGAAGGCACGGTGTAGACTGTGTACGCTGAAGGTGGAGTGATCCCATTCCAATAACCAGTGCTTGAGGTCGGTCCGTATTCAAGGTCTCTCGTACCGATGAGAACGTTTCCCTTCTTTAAGGCTCGGCTGCTGTCAGCTGTAGTGCTATATTTGATCTTGTTAGGCATCTTAAGATTTCAAAAGTTTTTCCAAGCTGTTTATTCGTTCACCTTGAGAAGCGATCGTCGCCTGTTGTTCCTTGATAGCTTCAATGAGAAGTCCGACCAGGTTACCGTATTTCACTCCGTATTCGTCTGTATCCTCAGCGTAAGAAACTGCTTCTGGCACTATTTCTAATACTTCCTGTGCAATGACACCGAGATTTCTTTTCTTAGATTCATCATCTATTCTGTTATAGAACACACCTCTTAAGCCTGAAACTTTATCGAGAGCATTGTCTATGGTGGTGATGTTTTCTTTCTTTCTCCTATCAGAATATGCCGTTATGTCAGAAGTAGCATAAATTTGGCCTGTCACATAAAGTTTATATGAAGTGCTGAATGATGTGCTGCCTATCGAGCAAGTTCCTGCTTCATAGTTAATATACACATGACTCGTGTTTGGACATGCGAGAGCATTATAGCCGCCTGAGTGTATAGTTACAGCATAGGGGCTGTCGGCTTGAGAATATATGTACTCTCCTGTACTAGCATTTCCAGTATTTGTCCATGCGATTTTTGTCCCTCTATCAAGAATAATACCATAAGTAGTTGTCGCATCAGCAACTCCTGCACCCCTAACTTGAAGTCTACCGTCTGTAGTGTTTTCTGTGCCTATTGTAATACGTCCTGAAGGCACCAAGAAATTAGTAGCTGAAGCTAGAGAGACAACACCCACGCTATATCCTGCTATTGAATCTGTATATAATGCGTTTCCTGTTCTTACATATATGCTGCCCGATACATCTAGTTTAGCCAGGGGATTAGTAACTCCGATACCTACGTTGCCTCCAGTAGCAATAGTAAAGTAATTAGTTGGCCAATTAGAAAATGTGCTCGGTGCATTATTAGCTCTATAACCGATTCCAAACGAGTCTCCATTTCCCCAGGCTGCTGTTACTTGGCCTACTTGCCAGCTGTGAGCAGCTGAATCGCTGTAAAATAAAACTGTAGCCCTGTCACCACCTGTGGAACCAGTTGAAAATTCAGATACGATTCCGTAACTGTGGTCTCCTCGAGTGTTTCTGAATTTTGCTGCGGGATAATAAACACCTCCGCTAGCGTAGGTGTTGCTTATATTTAATAAACCTTCAGTTTGTACGGCAGCACCGATTGCCTGAAGCCGAGTATAGAAATTAGCCCTATCTCGTAAAAAATCAACTACACTCGTTCTTGCCGAAGAGCCTCCGCCATCGCTTACTTGAAACCTAAATCCACTCTGTGTAGCTGCAGAAGAAACAGCCGTTTGGATAGCATTCGTTTCGGCATTATTACCCGAATACTGTGCAATAAAAGCGTTTGCAAAAGTGCCATCTACTCCCGTAGATGTTGCTGTAACTGTCCCTGTATTTACAAGATTACCCGAAATGTTAACTCCACTCGTTGTTGTCTGAAGCCTAAGCACATTTGCAGCATACAAAGAAACAGTGTGATCGTTTTCAGCTCCTGAACTATTCGTTACTACGATACAATTATAAGCTCCTGCTGCTCCACCTCTAATGTGAATGCCTCTATACGTATTCCATTTTATTCCATCAAAACCGCCAGGTGAACCCGTTCTTGTTGTTGGCCCTCCATAGTAGTCATTCCATAAAATATGATTTGTATCAGAGCCTGAATTGAACCAAATTCCGTTATTGTTCTGCGTTCTCTGCATCCCAATACCGCCTGCACCTATAATCAATTGGCCAGTCATCGTATCACCGGCCTTTGCTACGTATAAAGCAGCATCTGGAGATGTTCCTGATGACCCGGAAGTTCCGCTGTTTCCGCTAGTTCCCGAGGTTCCGCTTGAACCACCTGGGCCCTGTCCACCACTCGTTCCACTAGTACCGCTGGTTCCTGATGCGCCTGAAACACCACTTGTCCCTGATGAGCCGCTAGGTCCTTGTCCACCACCTGGCCCCTGAGGGCCTTGAGGACCCTGAGGGCCTTGAGGACCCTGAGGACCTGTGTTGCCCTGTGGTCCGATAGGACCTTGAGGTCCCTGAATACCGCTAGTTCCTGCTGTTCCACTAGAGCCTGATGTTCCGCTTGTCCCTGATGACCCAGAAGTCCCGCTATTTCCTGAAGAACCAGAAGTTCCAGACGTTCCACTAGTACCTGACGCACCTGAAACCCCACTAGTTCCACTAGATCCGCTCGGTCCTTGGAATCCCTGTGGCCCTTGAGCTCCTTGAGGCCCAGTCGAACCCTGTGGCCCGATCGGCCCCTGGTTGCCCTGCGGCCCTTGAGCTCCGCTCGTACCACTCGTACCGCTAGTTCCAGCTGTTCCGCTAGATCCACTAGTTCCGGCTGTTCCGCTTGATCCACTGGTCCCAGCTGTTCCGCTAGAGCCTCCAGTTCCTTGCGGTCCAGAGTTTCCCTGCGGCCCGATTGCACCTTGTGGACCCGTAAAACCCTGTGGGCCGTTAGGTCCCTGTGGCCCTTGAGGACCGATCGGACCGGTGGTTCCACTAGTTCCTGCAGTTCCCGAGGTTCCGCTAGATCCACTGGTCCCAGCTGTTCCGCTAGAGCCTGAAGTTCCAGCAGTTCCCGAAGAACCGCTAGTTCCTGCGCTGCCTGAGGAACCGCTAGTTCCTGCGCTGCCTGAGGTGGAAGCTCGGACCCAGCTCGTTCCGTTGAAAGAGTAGAGCTGGTTGTCACTCGTGCTAAATATGAGAGATCCCGTAGGAACGCCCGCGGTCTTGAGACCAGAAGTCCCGTTCGCGGTAGGAATGCTGATTCCTTCGTTGTCAGTGGAAAGGGCAATGCCCGATGTGTTCGATATGCGGTATCCGGCCAAAACTAGATTTGCTTTGCTTATCTATCTCTTTCGAGATCTTCAATTCTCTGATTGAGTTCTTTGATCGCTTCGATGAGAATCGGGATGAGTCCCTTTTCTCTCACTGAATAGTAGCCGTCATTATTCAGCCTCACGAGCTCCGGGAGAACTTCTTGGACTTCTTGAGCGATGACTCCTATGTCTTCTTTGAGCTTGAGTACGAGATCTTCTTTCTTCCAATCAAATCGGTAGCCGTTGATCTTCTTCAAGATGCCGATCGGATCTTGGATCTTCTCTTTGATGTTCTTAAGACGAGCATCTGAAGGGGATCCATAAGCGATGAGATCACCTTTGACTGTGAGAGAACCTGAAGGATTGAGGTTGAATTTGACATTTATTTCTTCCCCAGTGTTTCTGACCATAATATAAAGACCTGATCCGTAGTGCCCACTGCTACCGTTCTCTTTGTACTGCTTAATGATGGCACCTGTAGTGATCTCGTTGCCATCGTACTTGTAACCTAAAGCGATCTGGCCTCCGACGTTAGCAGCGAGGGCAGTCGTGTCTGCCATGACAAGCCCTCCTCTAAAAGGATTCGTGAGATTAGTACCAATCGGCCCGTAGAAAGCTGCAGTGTAACCGTCCGAAGAGTAACCTTTAATTAAAGAACTTCCAGCGTCGCCAAAGGTAGTGGAATAAGAAGCGGTGTTGACCGAGAAACTGCTAGAGATATAAGTTGTACCGCTCACGGCGAGTCTATAACCCTGATCGGTGCTATATCCCAGATTGAGGTTACCGTTGCTTCTGAGGAACATTCTCGGGGTCGTGATACCGTTGGCTGCATCTGTCGTAGTACCCCACCAAAATCCACTACCTGCATCAGAACCTGAAAAATCTTGGATTGCGAACTGAATAGATTCTCCGTAAGTGTTGGCAGCAGCGGCCGTATATTCTTTGAAGCCCATGAACCCGTTTCTACCGTTGTCGGTGAAGAGCAGACCTTGCATAATACCGGTACTGTCTGATCTCGTCCTGAATTCTAAGTATTGGTTACCGTTACTGTCTATTAGTATTGCACTATTGGCTGATGAGCCTGTAGCACCGGTTGGAGCTCCAGTATAAACATGTAGCTTTCTATCAGGTGAACCTGTACCTACTCCTACATTGCCTGAAGTGTTTAGATAGAGATCTTCAACGACTTCTCTGGCAGAAAGTGACAATCCCATATTATGAGATGATAGGGGAGAAACTTGAGCATATAAATTGAGATCCGAATAGTTTGCATTCAGATAAAGCTGTTTTCCATTTCTTTCAAAAATAACCCAACCAGAAGTTCCGCCTTTTACGAAGAGAGGATTTCCTGAAGCTCCGCCGTCGACGTGCAATCTATAGCTAGGTGTCGTTCCTATGCCGACATTACCGCCATCTGCTTTGATCATCATTCTGGTGACCATAGTGCCTCCGACGTTCTGCCTGAAACGAATGTCTCCGAATTCTTGTCCTGATGTGACTTGATATGTGTTTTGTAAGAATGCCACAGCCGAATTGGGATGGTATCTCATCTCCATTCCTACGCCGGAAGTCCACCTAGAAGCAACAACTGCGTCGTTAGCTGCATTAGATGACATTGAAACAAGAAGGGAGTTTTCAGCTAAAGATCTTATCGATCCCATTACATCTAACTTGTAACCTCCGTCACCCGTGGTGCCTATCAATACGTTACCGTTATTGAGAACTCTCATCCTCTCAGAGTAGCCAGCGGTGACGAATCTAATGTTAGCATCGTTTGCCATGATCAAAGCATCCTTACCACCTCTGACAAACATTCCCATCGAATCGCTATAGGGCGAACCTCCAGCTGAGTATACTACAAAATCCAAATAAGCTCCGCTGGCGGTATCTCTGATCCAACACCTGTCTGCTGAATTGGCTCCGTCAGCTGTGACAGTGGCAGCCCACGCTCCGCTAATGTTTATTCTCTTACCTGCGTCGAATGTAGTAGTTCCTACCGCAACGCGCCCAGTCGTAGATTGGACTGCGATGTCAGCTTCTATTCCTGTAGAAGTACCCCGGCCGAAAGCAATTATGCTTGAATATGCGTTTAGAGCTCCAATAGTCGTCGAATCGTCTCCGCTGAACTGTATCGGTGCATAAGTCCCTGTGACTATGAATCTAGAGCCTACTTCATTTCCACCTTTGACGTGAAATTTATAGCTAGGCGTGATTCCGATTCCTACCTTGCCGTCAGGTAACCAAGTTTGAACAAATCCAGCTGTATCTTGATAGAGATAAAAATTATTGGTGCTATTATTGTCCAGCTGGAACCACCATTTATTGCTGCCAGCTGTGCTGAACTGAAGATTGGCTTCTCTATCGGTTGCACTTCTATCGATTCTGATGCCGCTGTTATCATTACCGGCAGTTGAATTGTAGACTGTGAGCTGCTTATCGGGTGTCGTAGTCCCGATTCCTAGCCTTCCATAGGGATCGAGGGTCATTTTAGTGCTCAAGCTGTCTCCTGAGACCCTGACTTGGAATTTTAAGCCTGAGCTGTAATCTCCAGAGGTCCCATTCAGCTTGTACATCTTGATGATCGCGCCCTCTGTATAATCTCCGGCTGAAGTGTATTTGTAACCTAGAACAAATTGACCTCCGACTCCAGCCTCCATCGCGGTCGTGTCATATTGTCCGATGCCGGTTCTCACGTTATCGGAAGGACCGATAGCCCAGTAAGAGTAGATAGGATAGTTGATCGTCAGAGAAGAGCTTAAATTAACTGTGTTGAACGTAGGACTGTCTGTAGTCCTCACGTTCTGGTTCATATTGTAAGCGTAAGGAGAGTTCGAACTGTTGAGGACGTAGGCTGCAGTCCGACTCTGTTCTACTGTGTCGAAGGAAGTCGCGAAAGAGACGCTCCATCCGGTAGCCCAGACATCATCGTAGTTGCTATAACCGCCTTGCATATCAGTAACGAAGACCTGAGGATAAGTCCAACTGCTGTTAGTTTCTCCGATCCAGACGCAATCACTCGTACCGTCTCGGCCGAATCTGACAGTATAATTGCTTCCAATGTCGGTAGTGTTGATCGCAAAGATGTTATACCAATCTCCCAAGACGTAATTGTAGCCTCCGATGATGAACTCATGAGAATAGCCAGTAGTATATTGATAGACTCTGACAGTAAACATTAGCATCGTCGAAGAATTGTTCTTCGCAATTGGGAGCTTGATCTTGATAGCTCCTGTTACCGAAGAAGAGCTAGTCTGATAATAGGCTCCTCCGGGCTTAACTATTCTGCCGTTTCCCGTGTCACCGATCCCTCCGTTGACTCCTAAAACACTCCCGTCGAACTGGAGATTGGCTTCACCATTAAAAGGCGTACTACCGTTTCCAGTCGCAGTGACGACGTAATTATTGACGTTATTAGTAATTGCTGAGGCTGCGGAAGTACCGCTCGTACCGCTCGTACCTGATCCACTCGTACCTGAAGTCCCGCTGTTTCCACTCGTTCCACTCGTTCCACCGGGCCCTTGCCCTCCACTAGTTCCCGAAGTTCCATTAGGTCCCTGTGGACCCTGCGGCCCAGTATTACCTTGCGGTCCAATAGGACCTTGAGGCCCTTGAGGCCCTTGCCCTCCGCTAGTTCCGCTCGTTCCTGCAGATCCTCCACCACCCTGTGGACCTTGCGGCCCCTGTGGACCTTGTGGACCTTGGACTCCTTGAGGTCCGATCGGCCCCTGTGGACCTTGTGGCCCTGCTATGCCGCTTGTACCGCTAGTTCCTGCTGTTCCACTAGAACCTGATGTCCCTGCAGTCCCGGATGAGCCGCTCGTTCCACTGGTCCCGCTCGTTCCACTGGTCCCGCTCGTCCCTGAGGATCCACTAGTCCCACTGGTTCCAGAAGATCCCGAAGTACCGCTAGTTCCACCGGTTCCGCTGCTGCCTGAAGTTCCGCTCGTTCCGCTGGAACCGCTCGTTCCAGAAGTCCCGCTGGTTCCGCTAGAACCCGAGGTACCGCTAGTTCCGCTAGAACCCGAGGTTCCTGAAGTCCCATTGGTGCCTGAGCTCCCAGCAGTGCCAGCCGAGCCCGAAGTTCCTGAAGTTGAGGCCCGGATCCAACTTGTTCCGTTAAATGCGTAGAGCTGATTGTCCCCAGTGTTATAGACGACAGAACCGGTCGGGACTCCTGAAGTCCTCAGCTGGTTCACGTTGCTGACTGTGGGAAAGGATATGCCCTCATTATCTGTGGAGAGAGCAATTCCTGAAGTATTTGATATTCTATATCCGGCCATCGATAGTTCTTTGGAGGACAGATGCTAACTGTCTCTTTAGACTATCTATCTCTCCTTGTTGTTCCTTATTCTGCGTGGAGAGCTCTTTTACTGCTTCGATGAGAAGTCCGACCATGTTACCGTAAGCCACTGAAAGATTTCCGTTATCGTCTTCGCTGACGACTTCTGGAATGACCTGCTGGACTTCCTGTGCGATGACTCCGATTTTGAGATCGTCTTTATCGGAATTTTTCATTCGGTAGCTGACACCTCGGAGCTTAGAGACTTTGTCCAGAGCAGATTCTAGAGTCTGGACGTCTTTCTTCATTCTCATATCAGAGTAAGCGATGATGTCTCCAGTTGCTCTGATTTCACCGGTGACATCCAACGCATAAGAAGGTTGGTTCTGGACCACACCAACTCGTCTCTTAGCAGTGACTACAAAAGCCGGGCCGTTGTCGTTGACGCAGTTGATCATCAGAGCGTTATTAGCATAAGTGTCAGCGTCTGCGATTCTACCCGTATTGATCTGAAGTAGTCCTGATGTTGTAGAAAAAGAGCTCGGACCGTCACCTGAAATGTCTTCGATTCTGATAGCCGGTGTAGACTTCCAAGTTCCTGGAGCGGCTGATGTACCTGATCTGAGTATCGCTAAAGAGTATGCGTTTCCGTCACTAGCGTCATTTCTTCCGATAGTGAGATATTCCCCAGGTGCAGTAGTGCTTATCCCTATTAAGCCGTTAGTCTGAATAGTTAAGTAATTAAAATCTCTAAAATCCCCGTAAACATCATTAGCTATCTTAAATTTGGAGCTATCAGTTTTATCTACTCCTGCGACCCATGCAGTGTTATTCATGTCGAAGAAGACAGTAGCATCCCCGGTTGAGCCTGCGCCACCTCCCTCAGGATTAAGAATTAACCCCGCTGAGCCTGCACCATCTATGTTTTTTACTCGAGCTCTCACTGCTGAAGTACTGTCAACTATATCCAGCTTTACTGCAGGGTTTGAAGCGCTAGCGCCTATCCCCACATTACCACTTCTGAAGATCATGTATCTGTCGGCGGAAGAAGAATCTCCGATCGCTCCATAAGAAGAGTTGGCTGAGAGGACCATGTTCTCGGTAGTTCCACATTCAAATCTCAACTGAGGTCTATTTGCTACGGCCGAGCTTATCTTGATTCCGCTATCTGCACCGAAAACTTCGAGAGGATTATCTGGAGCGTAGCCGGTGTTAATTCCTACTCCGCTAGGAGTGACTCTCATCCTTTCTGTAGCAGTGGAGTTACCGCTTATAGTGTTAAAAGTAATTCCTCCATCATCAGTCGTCGAGTCTACGCCTAGAACTCCGATGGATGCTTTATAGAATCCGCCTCTAGCCAACATGTAAATTGCTCCAGTATTACCAGTCCCTCTTCTGTCCCCGTAGAAAAGGAAGGATCCAATTCCGGTAGTGTTGTCTGAGACGAGCACCTTGTTACCTGAAGATAATGCAATCCCAGTCACCGATCCACCAATGTCTGCGTTAGTGGCATTAACCAGGAGGGTTCCTGTCGCGGTGATTCTCGCTCTTTCCCCCATGGCAGATCCGTTGTACGTTCCAAAGATGATCGGCCTAGCTGCATCAGTTCTCGCTGCTAAAAGAAGAGCTCCGAATCCATCTGAAGAAGCAGATTCTGTCATGAACATACCTGCATAAGGCACTCCGGCTACGCCGGTGTACTGTCCGCTGTCGAGTAAAAATCCGGTGCTCGAAGCGATCATGCCACCCACATACAATTTATACGTACTGAAATATGAGGTAGACCCAATGGAAGTATTTCCGTTAGGAAAAATGACTACGTTGGTCTGCACCGTAGTTGTATTGACTGCATTGTAAAACTCAGTTCTTTGTGGAGCAAAAGTATTTGCAGTACCGAAAGTATCATCTTTCACAAATCTTATGCCTGCACCGAATTTTGCTTGGTTAGGACCTGCACCATGAAAAGCCCAACCTTCCATTGAGAAGATGGTATCACCGCTGTTCACCGAAACCGGAGCTGCGACAGTACCTCTAGACTTGTAACCTTTTAAGCCTGCACCTTCAGCGTTGTCTGCTGAATAATACATTCCAATCGGAGTGTTAGAGTTTTGAGTGAGAACCATCGTCAGCGGATTGGAAGATCCGTACGTGTAACCGCCTGTCGTAATAGTTCTCGATACTCCAGTTTCTCTTACAGTATAAAGTATGCTCGTTGCTGAAGTCGAGTTATTGTTCGTCTCAAAGTCTATTCCACCAGTAGAACCGTTGACTGAAAATTGATAGAGAGGAGTTGTTCTGACTCCAACAAAACCGTTCTGGTTCAAAGTTAAAGGAGTCGCTGTATCTCCTTCAAATATCATGTCACCAGCTCCCATGTTCATGTAGAAGCTGGTACCGTTATTGTACAGATAGCCTTTTAACACATTGTTTACGCCGAATGCGAGTATAGAGTTAGAAGCTCCGTTGATGGTTATGTTACCTCTGTTTGAAGCTGCTGAGAGAGCAGTGGAACCGCCTACCACAAAATTTCTTTGGCCGCTTGTGGCTGCCTTGAAAGCAGCTATTTGCGTATTGTTAGCACCTACAGCAATATCTCCATCTGCAGTGTTCCAGAGTTCCATGTTGACTCCGTTATGATACACATAACCTTTTTCGATACCGTCTACAGTCATCTGCATTATCGAGCTCGAAGAGCCGTTTACCACAAGATTGCCACGGCCTGCTGCATTATTTGGTATCGTTGTCGAATTTAAGCCGATCAGAAAATTAGTTCTATCAATTCCCGGTGTGTCTACGACGAAGCCCCCACCATCTACAGCCTGTATTCTTCCTAAAGTTCCATCTGCATTAGTGAAAGCAATGAGAGAATCTCCAGTAGTTGTCGTATTGTGTATTCTTAGAATGTCTTCGTGACCTCCGAAAAATTCTACTTTGTAACCGCTACCTGATGATGAACCTACTACAAAATTTCCGGCGTTAATATAAGATGTGCCTGCTGTATCTGAGTCTAATCTGATGCGTAGTGTTCCTTCGTTATACAACCACAGATTACCCACATCAGTGGTTCCTGTAGTAGTGTCTCCGAGCATTGCAGTGGTGTTCGCAAGGCCCTGCATTTTTAATAGAGGGCTGTCTACACCATTTCCTTTTATGTAGAGAGAAATACCGCTGACTGGTGTTGCTCCTATTCCTACAATTCCACCGAAATAATTCAAGCCACCTGATGAATAGATCGAATAGTTAGTGCTGCTACCACTAGTCTGATTGGCTATGTAAAGAGCGTAGTTGTTAGCTATAGTGGCACCCGATAGCTTTTCAGCTGAAGGGATATAAACACCAAAGGCGTTAGTTACGGCCGTATTTGCTTTAATTCTCGCATTTGCAAAAAGAGCATAATTGTCTCCAGTACCAGCCAGCTGAGGATCACATAATAGTGCATATTGATTTGTTCCGCTAGTGATAGCTCCACCGATGAAGATTGATGCGTAAGTCTGATCACCACCGGCAGTTCCTACTGCTAACCTGGAATCAGAGAGTAGAGGAAGAGTGTTTATTCTGACTGTGCTTCCGTCGTCTGTGACGTTTGCGTTTGTTAGAGTGTTAGAATCACTCCATTTTGCTAATCTGTTAGCTGTGCCGCTTCCATCAACTACACCGCCTGCAGTTTCAATGACATTACCGCTTGAATCGACCGCGAGGTTATAAGCTACAGTTCCGGTGAAGGTTCCTGAACCATATTGATTAAATCTGACCTGGCCAGTCCTCAATAAACTGAGAGTGTATAAAAAATCTGTACTTATGAACGTACCGCTCGTCTTATTTACAAAACCGAAAGATTTAGATGTTGCGCTGCCCTGGCCTGCCCAATTTTCAAAATATGGGTAGCCTGAATTGGGTGCGGTAATAACTCCCGCCAATTCTCCTGTAAAATAACCGCCTTCGATCCAAGAATGGTTAGGAGTGTTGGCTGAAGCCACAAAATAGTTAGCATCTGCAGGGATAGTAGCATTATTCCTCGTGATTCTAAGGCTAACGCTCGTAACATTGGAGCTACCTACTTGTAGATCTCCGCTAAAAAGTCCGCTTCCATTAGCTGCAAATTTAACGCCTTGATCAGTGTTCCAACCGACCATAAGGTTGGCAGCATTGTTGATGTAGTTCAGCTTAGTTGGAGCAGCAGAAATAACGGTGTCGACGGTTCCGCTCGCTTTGCCGTAAAGAGTTAAAGTACCACCGTTAGTTGATGCTCCATCTTCATAGAGCTCAGCGGCGAGAGTTTGAATGTCGTTAAAATACAGTCTGAATCTTCTGTAAGAATCGACCCAACCAAAAACTGACAATGTATCGCTAGCTGCGTTCCATGTCAAACCGCTCTCTCCTGTGATAGCTGATGATGAAGACCAATATGCAATTTGACCTTCTGTTCCAGAACCTGTGACCTGGCTGGCGGGGCTGGTTCCGCTGGTTCCCGCAGTTCCACTAGTTCCCGATGATCCTCCAGGCCCTTGAGCGCCTGAAGTTCCGCTCGTTCCGCTAGGTCCTTGTACTCCCTGCGGTCCCTGCGGTCCCTGTGGTCCCAGAGGTCCTTGAGGCCCAGTCGCGCCTTGTGGTCCGATTGCACCTTGTGGTCCGATTGGTCCTTGAGGGCCCTGTGGTCCACTCGTTCCGCTCGTTCCTGTAGTTCCGCTCGTCCCTGCAGTTCCGCTAGATCCACTCGTCCCAGTGGTTCCGCTCGTTCCCGCGGTTCCGCTCGTTCCTGAAGTTCCGCTAGAACCCGAGGTTCCACTAGTCCCACTAGACCCAGAAGTCCCACTCGTCCCAGAAGAGCCGCTCGTTCCGCTGGTCCCTGAAGTACCACTCGAACCCGAAGTTCCGCTCGTTCCTGTAGAACCGCTTGTGCCTGAAGTGCTGGAAGTTCCCGAGGTTCCTGAAGTGCCGGTCGAACCGGAGGTCCCCGAAGTAGAAGCTATGACCCAACTCGTACCGTTGAAGCCGTAGAACTGGTTATTTGCTGTGTTGAAGACGATGGAGCCCGTAGGAACTCCAGTCGTCCTCAAGTTAGCAGGATTGGATGTTGTTGGAATTGAAACTCCCTCGTTGTCGGTGTTGAGGCCGATTCCCGAGGTGTTCGTAATCTTATAGCCGGCCAAAGTTTATCTTTTTCTTTGGCTATCTATCTAAGCTTAGATCATTGGATTAGGAGAAGGTGGAACGTAAGGACCTACAATAGTGAGGTTCAATTTTCCAGCTGCCCATTCAAAAGCGTAGTCGTTAGTCTGCCAAGCTTCGTACTCTGCGCCGGTCATTGTGAGGTAACCTTGGACTAGAGTCGCTTGGAGATAACCGTACTCTTGGCCGGTCGTAGGCTCAGAAGTAGAGAAGATGCTGTAGTTGAAGCTCGCCTGGTTGAAGAGGTTGTCGCTGTTGCACTGTAAAGAAAGGACTGTGCCTTCTGTTTCAGTTCCGTTGTACCAAGCCAAAATTGGCTGGATTACTTTCATGTTGTTTCCTTGTGTCATTGCTGGCATGTTACTGCTTTATTTTTGTCTATTTATCAAAGAATTGAGAATAGTTTCAAATTCTCTGTTCTTTTCTTCAAGTTTTTTGTTCTGTGCTGAGAGCTCCTTGATCGCTTCTACGAGAAGAGCTGTGACATTGCCGTAAGAGACTCCGTAAATATCAGAATTGAGATCATGAGTGACTACTTCAGGTAAAACATCGAGAACGTCTTGAGCAATAAAACCTATTTTTGTCGATTTGTCAGCATCTGCATCGGTTCTATTGTAAGTGATACCTTGAAGAGATAGGGTCTTATCTAAAGCGTTTTTGATTGGTTGAACGTTGGTCTTTAATCTTCTATCTGAGTATGCTACGATGTCACCACCGGCTGTTAGCGTACTTTCAAAATTAGCAGTTGCATTGGCGTTTAGAGTTAACACCTTTGAACCTGATGTAATACTTTCAGAATTACAGTTTACTCTAAATTCTAAAAGACCGCCCGTATTTGTGTTACCTGCTAAAATGTAGTTACCTCCGTTATTACCAAATTGCAAAACTCCTATCGCACCTGCCAAAGACCTAAGTGAAGTGTTATAACTTCCACCATATCCGCCTCCTCTTAATCTAAGTTCAGAAGTTCCGCCTACTGTTGAAACGATAGAACCGCTTGTACTAATAGTACTTGCAACGTCTAATGCTCCATAAAACTGAGCATTGCCGGTTGTATTTAATCTCAAGACCTGCGTTCCTGATAAACCTTGATAAGCTAAGCCTGATGGACTTCCGTTTACATAGAATCCTAATGGTTGTGCCGATGTTGCAATGACGCCTAAACCATCACCAATGCTTAATGTCAATACTTGGTCATTGGTTGTTGCTTCACCATTCTTCTCAACCATTCTAAATGATGTAACATCATCTTGTTGTAAAACAAACGTATCGTAAGATTGTCTATTCCAAGCAGTAAATCCTGTATTACCAACATACAATGGCGTTTGTGCTGACGAGTAAGATGTATAATCAACAGTCAATCTGCCCGGGGCTGAGGTTACTCCAATTGCTAAATTTCCATCATTCGTTAATCTCATTCGCTCAGCAGTACTTCCTGAATTTCTTGTTTTGAAAATCATATAAAAGTTATCAGCTGAAGGAGCCCCCATTTCTATACCACCCCCATTAGTTTGTCCGCTTCCATAGAGCCAATTAATCCCACTTGTTACGTTAGCAGAACCCCCGTTAGCTATAGAAATAAAAGCGGTTTCATCTAATCCTACTTGTAGTTTGCTACTTGGTGCATCTGTTCCTATACCAATTCTACCATTTCCTCTTAATACTAACTGATTAGTATTACCACTTGCAGCACCCAACTTAAATAAAGTGTCATTTGATGTATAACCCGGAGAAACATACATCGTTCCTGTAGTAGCAGCTGATTGTGTATAGTCCATAACTATACCAAAGCCTGACGCCCCACCAACTCTTAACGAACCTAAATAATTACCTCCATCTGTTTCACAAACGTGAAGCATTGAAAGAGGATTAATTGCTCCTGTACCAATACCAACTCTTGCATTATAAGATGCACCTGCTGACACTTGGTACATCTTGAAAACAATCTTTGCCTCATCATCATCCCATCTTGCACCAAGAGTCATTGTACCTCCGTACTGCTCACCATCTGTTCTTAGATATAGCCCTTCAGTGTTATTAGAATCATAGAAGTTTATCTTAGCGATACCGTTAGCAGATGCTGCGAACGTTAATGTATTTGTACCTTGAGTATAATCTCCTATTGCAAACGAACCGAGAGAAGTTAACCCTCCGCTAAAATATGATATTTGATTAAAAGTAAACTGACCGCTGCTATTCCAACTGAGAAGAGTATTATACGAAGTATTTGCGGCGTTTGGAGTGATCCAGGTACAGACATTCTTCCAGACGATCTCTCCGCCGGCTCCGCTGAAAGCTCCGCTTGCGATGCCACTTACATCAACGCCTATACAGAGAGTCTGATAACCTGTTGGATTTGTTGGCCCAAGAATTAGTGTTTTATATCCATTGGGGTCATATCCAAACCCTGAGGGGTTCAATGCAGGTATTACACCGACGGTAATTGATGAGCTAAATGTAGCTGCACCGTTTCCGTTAAAATACAACTTAGCAGCTCCTGCGCTTATAGGATCTCCTCCTGCTGCATTAGATTGATAAATTCCAAAATCACTAGCAGCTAAATTCGTTGTAGCAAATCCCCAATTCTTAGTAGTACCGGCTGAACTAGTCATTTTTAAAGTAGTGACATCGTTCGTGGTAATTGTTATGCCACTCCCTGACGTTGTAGTAAATGTGGCCTGACCTATTGAATTAATGAATAAAGCATCTGTTGAACCGATAGTAAATTGAAAGCCTCCTCTTGTCGGGGAACTTCCATTTGCAGTTGCGTTGGTTCTGAACTGAATTTTGCCATACCCGTTTGCTGCGTCTGCTGCATTTTCCTGATGGTAAATTCTTGTAGTTGTATCATTTACAGAAATGTCAACCAAATCAAGGGCAGAGTTACCAATAAGTCTGAGTACTGTTCCTGTATCTAAGTTATTCCCACTACTACTTAATGTAAGTAGTTTATATGTTGCTCCTGATTGAGGTGCTCCTATTTGAGTATCTCCACTTGAAGCAACAGAGAATCTCCATTGAGCTGAAGAATCTCTACCAACATAAATATATTTGCCTGCCCCACTTGGCGCAACTGTTTGCAGTGCAATATCCGCATCATCTGATGCCCCATTTACATTTACTCTGCTACTAAACGTAGCCACACCACTCACCCTAGCCGTGCCATTTACATCAAGTTTAAATGTTGAATTAGCAGTTGTACCTACAAGTAAATTACCACCGTTAGGCTGTATTGCTAGGTAGTCGTAAGTACCTAAACTATTTGCTCTTGTTGATTGAATCCAAGAATAATCTAATGCTTCATTTGTTCCAAAATCAAGAACATTATAAAGTCCTGTTCCGCTTGAAAGTCTTAATACAGCACCTGTCGTAGTGCCGCTTGTAGCAGGTGTGCTATTTGCTCCTTTAATTATAAAAGCTGCTCCGTTTAAAGTACCTCCACCAAAATTACCCGTGCTAATAACAGTAAGAGCTGAACTAAAGGTAGCCGCTGCGTTAGAGGAGAGTGTTAGAGCCAATGTTCCATTTACAGAACTTAGAAAACTTGAAGTGGCATTAACATAAAAAAGCATTTGCCCACCTGCAAAGCTGTTGCCCGCAACGATGTAGTTTGCTCCGTTGTTACCTAATTGTAACACACCTTGAGCACTGCTCATAGTGGCAAATAATGATTTATAATTACCACTATATGCAGCAGGCGTAAGTGTTAGTGTTGAACCATTAATATCTACATTTTGATTAAATACGTGAACTCCGGTATCTGCATTGTAAACTAAGTTTGTGGCGTTATGTTGGATGTACGCTAATCTCGTCGAAGAAGCATTTATCCATTGAATGTAAGGAGTTGTACTTTTTACAGACAAAGGAGAACCGACTGTTACCGTTCCTATAAATTCAGCGGCTTGATTAAAAGTCATTCCTCCGCTGCTATTCCATTCAAATAGCTGATTGTAACCGTTATTAGATGAATTCGGAGTTTTGAAAGAACCTGCGCTTCTCCAAAAGTATTCGCTGCCGTAACCTGAAAAAGATCCGCTAGGGTTACCGCTCACGTCTACCCCGAAGGCTAAACTAAACACATTAGAAGAAGATAAACTCCCAATAGCTAAAGTTTTATAGCCACCCCCATATCCAAAATCCTTTTCTTGTAACCAATCGTAAGTGTAGTAGATCTTGCCCTTTTGCTGGAGATTACCTTCTACTGTTAAAATTGATCCATTGAATTGTAGATTAGCCTCACCGTTAAAAGGAGTAGTTCCATCTCCTGTTGCAGTAACAACATAGTTGTTTGTGTTGTTAGTGATAGCCGAAGCTGCTGAAGTTCCACTTGTTCCTGAAGAACCGCCAGGTCCTTGCCCGCCACCCGGCCCTTGTGGTCCCTGTGGACCCTGTGGACCGGTGTTACCCTGTGGACCTTGAGCTCCTTGAGGACCCTGGTTGCCTTGAGGGCCCTGACCACCGCTAGTTCCTGAAGTTCCGGTGGTACCGCTCGTACCGCTCGATCCGGCATTTCCCTGTGGCCCTTGTGGTCCCTGAGGTCCAGTATTTCCCTGAGGTCCGCCCGGTCCGATAGGTCCCTGTGGACCTTGAGGTCCTAGACCTCCCTGTCCTCCGCTCGTTCCGCTCGTTCCCGGAGTTCCACTAGTACCCGCAGTTCCAGCAGAACCGCTAGTTCCGGCTGTGCCCGAAGAGCCGCTAGTTCCACTCGTTCCTGCAGTTCCGCTAGAACCTGAAGTTCCTGCAGTTCCGCTAGAACCTGATGTACCACTGGTTCCACTGCTACCGCTCGGACCTTGGACTCCTTGTGGACCTTGGATCCCTTGCGGACCTTGAGCACCTTGAGGCCCAGTCGCGCCTTGCGGTCCCTGAGCTCCCTGCGGCCCGGCTGGACCCTGTAGACCAGAGGTTCCACTAGAACCTGATGTTCCAGCAGTTCCGCTAGAACCCGATGTTCCTGCGGTTCCTGAAGAACCTGAAGTTCCTGCAGTTCCGCTGGATCCAGAGGTAGAGGCTCTGACCCAGCTCGTTCCGTTGAAAGAGTAGAGTTGGTTATCTGTGGTGCTGAAGATCAGCGATCCTGTAGGGACACCCGAGGCTCTGAGTCCAGCCACGTTGTTCGTGGTAGGAATTGAGATCCCCTCGTTGTCAGTGGAAAGGGCAATGCCCGATGTGTTCGATATGCGGTATCCGGCCAAAACTAGATTTGCTTTGGCTTATCTATCTAAGAGAGATTTGATCAATTCGTCTTGTGCTTCAATTTTCTTGTTCAGCTCTTTTACGGCCTCGATGAGGAGACCGACCATGTTTCCATAAGAGACACCCTTATATCCTTCGAGCTCAGAGACGACTTCAGGAATGACTTCCTCGACTTCTTGAGCAATGACTCCGAGACTTCTTTTTTCCTCTCCTATTTTATTGTAGTAGACTCCTCTGAGACGGAGAGTCTTCTCCAAGGCCGAGCTTATAGTGTCGATGTTCTCCTTGAGCCTGATGTCTGAGTAGGCTGTAACGTCTCCCGTGGCTACTAAGTTTCCGCTGCCGTCGAGGCTCAGATTGAGAGTAGCTGTAGTACCATCGAACTTGTAGAATTTGTGAGTGCCTCCGGCGTAATAAGCTTGAGTGTCGTTATGTATTCCGATACCTGCGACCCAACCGCCGCCTCTACCATAAGTGACTATTTTGTTAGGGCCACGTGCTACGTCAGAGTATTGATCACCGAATACGAGCTGGTTCCAAGAAGTGTAAGCTGTGCTTACGTTGCCACCCTGACCACCTGGAATGTAGACCGAGCCTGCTTCAAAATTGTATCTGTAAGTTGTGTCTGTGCCGCCGAATGAGAATACGCCGTCTTGGCCGATTCTTAATCTTCGAGTAAAGTCATTGCTTGCACTCGGTGCAGAGTAAATGTTTAAAGAAAAATTGTCTGCGCCGTCTTGGCCGTTAATCACCCAGCGATTTCTAGCTAAGTAATCTTGAATGGAAATTGCTGATTGACCTACGTTGGATGAGGTTGCTCTAATGTATAGACAACTACCCGTTAAGCCTGTTAAATTTGTTGTTCCAATACCGACAGCTCCGTTATATGCAATTCTCACCTTTTCACTCATTCCTGAGTTGTAAGTTGAGAACGTTAAATCTGTTTGTCCTTGAGCCCAATTGACACGTACGGCTTTGATGGTAGCTAAAGGAGTTGTCGTTTCGTTCAGAAAATGTAAAGCCTGAGCTTGAGAGAAGTCACCTGATGTTTGGTTACCATTACCTATTGCAATATCTCCATTCTGAACGGTTAATTTATGTGCAGGGTCATAAATGTTAATTCCAACATTACCGCCTGATGTTTTGTTCAATACTAAAGGAAGCGTAGAATAGCTTGCAATCTCAGCGTATTTAGTAGTGGCACCAATTTGACTAACATAAAAGTTCATGTTAGCATCTGTGCCATTGGTAAAATCAGCCATACGGCTTGACCCGCTCCCTGATGCTGTATCCCAAACATTCAGTTGACCGTAAGTTTGACCAGTAGTAATGCCTGCTCCCAGTGTTACTCTACCTCTGAATAATCCCGTTCCATTTACGTCTAATTTAGTGTTTGGAGATACCCCAATCCCTACATTGCCTCCAGCTTTAAAAATGATTTGATCTCCTACTCCATTTTCATGAATTTTCAAATCGCCTCCACTAACAGCTAACCACCATTCTGCCGTTCCGTCTCTATATAAACCTAACAGATATTGTTGAGTAGAATCTAAAATTAGTGGATAGTTTGATCCTGCTCTAACGTCTAGTTTAGATCCAGGTAGAGTGGCACCAATTCCAACATCACCGCTAGTGTTGATAACTACTTTGGGGCTACCGCCTGTATAAAATCCAAAACTGTCTCCTATGCTAGCTACGCCTTGGCCAACAGTCCATCTACTATCTATGGCCTGGTCTGTTCTACCGAAATTTATGCTAGCTTCTCCTGTATTGTTGCTCGTGCTTGTAATTCTAAATTGTCCATAAGACGCCGATGCACTTTCTATATGCAGTCTACATGCAGGCGAAGTAGTACCAATTCCAACGTTACCTCCATTTTCTATCGTAAATACATCAGCAGTGTCATTATTGTTTGTGATGCGAAGACTATTGGAACTTGTTCCTAATTTAATATAAGAGTTAGGCACGCCTGATGAATATCTGCCTATTTGCAGTTTGGCATTACCGTCATTAGCTATCGTTATACCTACACCGGCTACCGTCAATGTTCCATAGGTGCTGCTCGCAGTAATGGTATTTATGCAAACTCTATCTGAACCATCAATCAACATTGGATTGCTACTAGATGTAGCGTGATAGAACAGCAGCTTTCCGCCGCCTTGGCTAAATGTGTCGTTTGTACTGAATATGTTCCACTTTCTGCCGCCCGTTCCTGTATTTTGCAAACCGATGGTGACATTCCAAACACCGCTATTTTTAATGAGCAGTGAATCTCCGTTAGGAAACGTATCAACAGCCTCTCCTATTCCTACGTTACCTGATTTAGATATAAAAAACTTATCAGTCATACTATACACAGTTCCTGCTGTTACAGAACCATCATACGTATGCCAAGCAACATCACCTCCTAACATTCTCCACGTACCAATACCACCACTATGTGTATATTTAGCTTTCCATCCTGCTGTGCTATAATATGTGTTTGACGTTAGGTAAGAATCATAAGAATCTCTGAATAGTGCTCCACCACCTCCCCAATCTATATTTTTGTAGGTTGTAGAAGGTGCTGAATAAGACCAAGATCTTGAAATAGCTGTAAATGAAACTTCCCCTGTAATAGCTATGCCCAATGGTGATGTCCAGGTGATCGCCGTCCCCGCAGTGCCCGCTGCTGCTACTCTGAAATCCATGCTGCCTGCAATATAAATCATTGCAGCAGTTTGTGTTTCGATGTATTTCCACCCAGCATTATAGTATGTGTTTGCTGTTAGGCCAACTTCATAATTTTGATATCCGTAAACTGCACCGTTCTTTATCTGTAAAACGCTCTCTGTTCCGCTTGCCCAGTTTGCAGGGTTTGTGCCAGAGCCTAGGCCTAGATTACCGCTATCATCTAACACCATAAACTGAACATGAGACGCCGTTGCGCCTGCAGTTCCCGATGGCGCGGTATACCAATAGTGTTCTCCGCTCGATTGTTGATACCGTGTAGATACGCCGTTTGTTATGTACTTGAAATTACTGCCATCATAGTATACGTTGGTTGATAGGTTGATGTAAGTGTTACTTGATGCAACACCAGCATAAGTGCTTCCTCCTAGCTGCAAAACGGAGAACTGGCTCCATGCGCTTGGAATCACTTTTACTCCCAAGTTGCCGCTTGTATCGACCGTGGTTGCATTTCCTATTACACCGCTAGGGACGAATTGAACTGCTCCATCGGCATTCCACAGATATAAACTCTTATTCAGAGCACTGTTTCCTGTGGTTAGATTTTTGATGATGTAGCCGCTTCCGCTTGATGGTGTAGCGAGTTCTAAATAGGAATAACTACCACCTGCTGACTGTATCTGCATAAAGGCGTTCGAAGCCTTGTAGAGATGTAAAGGTGCTGTAGGAATCACATTGATGCCTACACTGCTGCCGTCATCGTATATGATGGAATTTCCTAAAGAAGTGCTATTAGTAAATTTAGAAACGTAATTAGTAGTTCCACTGACAGTGCCCGGTCCTATCGGCCCTTGGGCTCCTTGTGGACCTTGAGCTCCGCTTGTTCCGCTTGTTCCTGAAGATCCACCAGGCCCCTGTCCGCCGCTGGTTCCACTGCTTCCTCCTGGTCCTTGATTTCCCTGTGGTCCAATAGGTCCTTGGGCACCTTGTGGTCCCTGTAAGCCTTGAGGCCCGATTGGTCCCTGTGGACCTTGTGGACCCTGTCCACCGCTGGTTCCTGAAGTTCCGCTATTTCCGCTAGTACCGCTTGTTCCGCCCGGTCCTTGTACGCCTTGCGGTCCGATGGGACCTTGGTTGCCTTGAGGTCCAGTATTTCCCTGAGGTCCAGTCTGACCCTGCGGTCCAGTCTGACCCTGAGGTCCTTGTATTCCACTAGTACCGCTCGTCCCAGCAGTTCCGCTCGAACCCGAAGTCCCAGCAGTTCCGCTTGATCCACTCGTGCCTCCTGGTCCTTGGAATCCCTGTGGACCAATAGGTCCTTGGATTCCTTGTGGTCCGATAGGCCCTTGAGGTCCCTGTGGACCCTGGATGCCTTGTGGGCCCTCAATGCCCGAAGTTCCGGCAGTTCCGCTAGAACCCGAAGTCCCAGCAGTTCCGCTAGAACCTGAGGTTCCGCTTGTTCCGCTCGAACCTGCAGTCCCTGCAGAACCCGAGGTCCCAGAGGTGCTCGTCCTCACCCAGCTCGTTCCGTTGAAACCGTAGAACTGGCTATCAGCAGTGTTGAAGATGATTGAACCGGTTGGTACTCCGGTCGTCCTCAGCCCGGCCACATTGTTCGTGGTGGGAATGCTGATGCCCTCGTTATCTGTATTGAGAGCGATGCCTGAGGTGTTGGTAATGCGATATCCGGCCAAAACTAATTATTGCTTTGGCATATCTATCTTTGGAGAAAAGAGTTAGATCAGGAAGCGTTTGGAGTTAGTGCATCAATGATAGCAATTCGAGCGAGAAGACCTGTGTAGCTGTCGTGTGCTCCGACGTGCCATTCTATCTTTTCGTCCATTGAAAGCCTTCTGTACTCTTTCCAGTCGTAGATGGTGAAGGGCTTTTCAGTTTCGGTTTCTGGATCGACCAAGTTCAAAGTCCATTCAAAGTTGACTTTGCCCTCCCCGTCATTGTAGATGTATTCAGCTGGACCGAAGATGTCGGTGAGCTGCTGCGGTGTAGCATAGAACATCTGACCGTGAAAAGATGTTCCGTTAGCTGCTGAAGAGTTTGAAAGTATTTCGATATTCATCTGAATGAGCGTTTAGTAGTCAAAATCGTAATCTGAGTCTTGTGTGAAGACATCTCCGGCTTCCCAGATTGCTTCTTCTATCATTCCTTCGTCGACCCAATCGGGAATGGGATCGTTAGGTGCTTCGCTGAGGTGGAAGTCCTTGATCTCGATTTCGCTTTCGTCGGGATAACCGGGATCTCCGTTAGGCATCGTGTGGACGCCTGGTGCATAGTACCAGCTGTAACGTACGTAAACGTCTACTTCTTCGTCTGTTTCTCTGTTGGAGAGTGTGATGATTTTAAAGTCTGTTCCTCTTGACATGGTGGTGTGAGTTTTAGATTGAAAAATGGGGTGGTTGTCCACCACCCCGTGTTAGTTATTCTTCTGAGTATTCGATTTCAACTGTGTGTCCTTCCGATCTCATCGAATCCGCCCATTCATCAACTTCGTCGATAAAGACGAAATCGTGTGTTTGGTTACCGTTCTCATCGAGAAGGTAGAATGCGCGTTTACCATAGTCCTTGTTGCCATAGTAGTCCTGTCTTAGCTTGAATGTTGCCATGTGGTGTTATTGTTTTGTGATATACAAATTTAATAAAAAAACACGACATAAAAAATAAAATGAAACTTTTTTGAAACTTTTTAAAAGATTTTAGACCATTTTGCTCTGAACTCTGTCCAGACTGGAACTTCGGGATCGAACGCTTTCAAATACCTCCAGTGGTAGAAGAGCTTGTTCTCTGCAGCGTCCTCGTATTTCTTGATCAGCGTGTGTTCTTTGTTAAAGTCTGCTTTCAATCCCATGATCTCAACCCTCATCTCATCAGCCTTTTTCTCGAGCTCTTTCAACTTAGGTATGAGAGTGTCATTCTCATAGCTAAAGTGACCCTGTTTCACCAGACCTGAGAGGATCTCTCCTAATGCCTCATATTCTTCGATCGTCTCATCGAGGGGTCCGACGAGATCGTCGTGTCTCTTCTTCTTCCATTCTAAATTCTTGATGAAACCCTCGTACCGCTTCTCGATCTCAGGATCATCGTAGTCTTCTAGAAAGACGCTCCAAGCGATCTCTTTCGGGCTGAGCTCTTTCTTCTCTTCTTTCTTTTTCTTCGTCTTTGTCATATCTTTATTTTTGCTTTCCAATCTTCAGTGCTTACCCATTCTTTTCCGGCCTCCTCGGCACAAGCTCTGCAACGGACCGTGATCCAACCTCGAGTGTAGCCTACGCCTTCACGAGTCTCACAAGTCTCACAAGTTTCTGAACAGATCTGCTCAGCCATTCTGATCATTCCCTCGACTGTCTCGTTGTGTCCGTCAGTGTAGAACCTCAACCCTCCGAACTTTTCTTTCATCTGAACGCAGACCACCTGTTCTCGAGGAATCTGTAAGTATCTGTGAGTCTTTGTGTCTTCTTTATCGTAGACAGACCCTTCTACGTAATCGGGATTCATCTTTGAGATGGATGAATCGCAATAGTTCTGGATCGATGCGCAGAGAGAGTCGATCACCCAGAGCCAGCCTTTTGGTACTCCGTACCAGTTCACATTTTCTGGATTGCCTTCATACGGCTGGAAGATCTTAGGATATTTAGCTATGATCTCTTTTGTAGTCATTATTCAGTGTTTTGTGATCTCCAATCTTCGAGCCTTTTGGCCTCTTTGGGATTTGCTTCTCGGTACCAATCGATCGTGGATTCCCATCTCATTAGTTCGACTCCAATTATAAAGTTCTCGTCGTGGAGGCTGTCGACTTTGTGTTGCAGAGAATCAACGCCGATTTTGTTGTCTGTGTATCTCGTTCCTAGATAGAATCCGCCTAGAAAAACAAGGAAGATTACGAAAAGAAAAAAGATCCCGACTCTCTCTAGTGCTTTTTTCATTGTCTGTACATTTTAATCATTGGCTCATCGCAAACCACGAGTTCTTTAACTAGATCCAAGGAGTGGATTTTGCTGCCCCACTTCGTAATTTCTTCGACCGTTTTATCAGCAGTTGAGTAATAGACTGCCCAGTCGTGAATATAGCCTCTCTTCGCAACCCAACGGACCTGATCTTTGTGGAGCCTTGGGCTGTTAGAGATTCCGGTTGCGAACACCGTGTGTGCAGGTAGTTCTTTTAATTCTTCTAGTGTCATGTTTCTAAAGTTTTCTAAAGATAGAAATCTTTGCTGAAAAGAGAAAATAAAATCTCAAGATGTCATTTTCTTTGCAATTTCTCATTAAATATAAACAAATAAGACATCTAATGGACACATTTGTGCCCTTCCATCAGCATCTCCTCATCAAGGGTTACTTTCAAAACCCTCCACGTGAGACTTCAGTACTTAACCAATGGTTCATAGACCTCGTCCATAAAGTAAACATGGAAGTCGTCGGCGGTCCTACGTCCGTCTACGTCGACGCTCCTGGCAACGAAGGTCTTACTGGGACAGTGACTTTGGCCACTTCTCACGCTAGCATCCACATCTGGGACAGCGTTCACCCATATCTCTTTCAATTCGACATTTATTCTTGTAAGTGCTTTGATCTTGAGACAGTAAAAGACCACCTCGATATTTTCGGTCTTATCGGCGGTCATTGGATGATGATCGATCGTAATGATTGTCTCTCAGTAAATTCTCAGGGAAGACTCTAGCTTTTATAAACGCTCTTCAGCCCTCTATAGTAAAGGTGTTTCTCGATGGTCTCTCTATCGAGAACGTAGTTCACTCTGTTCTCTCCCGATCCGTGGACCGGTGAAATGTTTCTCGGATCACTAGGATTCTGTTCGTAGGCCCAATCGATGAGGTCGAAATCCTTCTCAAATCTATCCCTGATCCTCTCGTTGTAAATGTTACAGAGAGTTCTCGCTCTTCTCTGAATGTCCATTCGGACTAGGTTCTGCGTGTTAGTAGTCGAGCTCTCGTTGTAGAAGAGACCAAAATAGAACTGCCAATAACACATCCAATCGATCTTCACGATCTCAGTCTTGAGGAATGTTCTGATGATGATGTCCAAGTCGTCCATCACTGACATTCTGCGGCTGTGGCCTCCGATCTCAAAATAAGTCGATCTCCTCCAAGCTCTGAGGTGGTTAGGCATTGCCACATTGCTCCTGATCGAGACTGGGTTGATGTGAGGTGTGTGCTGCTCGGTGTGGTATTTCCCTTCTCTGTGAAAGCTCGTGTAGAGACCGTATCCGTAAGCAAAGGAATCTCCACCGTAAGAGAGGTCGTTAAAATTGACGTCAACCTCGGCATAGTTAGAGTAGCAGAAGCCAGCGTTGGGGTATTTTTCAAAAGCGAGAGCCACGAGTTCTATTGCCTCGGGAGTCAACATATCATCGTGATCGAGCTCGACCAAGAAATCTCCTTCAGAAAGAGAAAAGGCTCTGAACTTCGCTTCACCGACTCTGTTTTGAGATCGAGGCTTGATGTCGTAGTATTTCACTCTAGGCTCTTGTGCTGAGATTTCTCTTGCTATTTGATCAGTGATCTCGTCGTCTCCGTCGTTGACGAGGATCCATTCCCAGTTCCACCAAGTCTGAGCCGCTACAGACTCATAAGTCTGTCTCAATTTCTCACCGATGTTTCTGACAGGCGTGATGATGCTGATCAGAGGATACTCATCTGCCTTTTGAGTCATTATGTGAAGAGCGTGCTCGTAACATCTCTGCCCGGTCGTCTCGTTCAATTTGTTCTCGTGGATCCAGCGGTGCTTCAGCCAAGAGGGCATCTTTTCGAGCTCAGGGTAGAGCTTGTAGGATTCTCCCAGCGTGAGGATCACGTCAGGATCGAGCTCAGAAATGAGCTTCTTTGCGTTTTTTGAAGTATAAGCAGAAAAGACTTCGAGCTCATCTGACTCGTAACTTCCTGGCGTAGGTATGCTTTTCAACTGCACGTTCTCGTCACCAAAGACCAGGATCCTGGGCAGAGCAGCTTTTTTCTGAAGAGACTCAATCCTAGGAAAGAGAGAAAAGTCTTCTCTGGGAAGATCAAGGCTCTGGAGATTGATCCAATCGAAGTGTCTTTTCCCAGTAGGGAAGAGCTCTCCTTTTTCCACCAGAGCTCCCCAAGAATCTCCTTCTTCTTCGTAGAAGAGAGTCCTCGAAATGCTTCTATTAAAAAATTCAGGTGAGACGAACCTGCCTTCTGGAACGAAGAGAATCTCATCTTCAGCCAAAGATAAGACAGTTTCGTACAGAATCTCCTGTAGACCCTTGTCAGCTGTGCTGGGAGATTCGATCCTTGCATCTTGAAATAAAACCTCGCCTCTAGCCTCTGTCGGCGGGATAATTAGGTACTTAATACCTTCAACGAAAGTGCTTCTCGTGTAATCTAATGTCTTCTGGTATTGGTCCAGATTTCTGGTCACATATATTACTACCATGTAGAATGTTATTGTTTAGGTCCCAAATCTCTCGCCAGAGATCTCGATTCAATGACGCTTTCCATGAAACCTTCTCGGTAACGTTTGAACTCTTTTGAGACTTGGAGGAGGCTTGGTCCCTTCTCTCTGAGGTGGACTGCAAAGGTCCCTGGAACGTAGAGGTCGTTGAAACCCTCGAGCATCTCTTTCGGCTTTTTCATCGTGAAGAGCCCGAGCTTTCCTTCTTCGCTGTCGATTCGGTGGTTGTAGAAACCGATGGGTGATTTTGGGTACCAGTGAGAGAGGAGCCCTGTCGGATTGACAAATTGGATTCTTCTGGGAGAGAGGATGTTCATGAGCTCAAATGAAAGCTTGTCTCTTCTTTCTCCCTGTGCTTCAGATTTGCCCACATCCCAACCAAAATCGAAGAGCACTCTCGCATCGATCACGTTCTTAAAAAAGATGAGGCTGAGGTCCAATGAGCCTCCGACTGCAAAGGCACAGGCCACAGTGTGCTTGTCAGCTTCAAATTCACTTACCATCGCTGCTAGATCAAAATCGTGGTTCATCACCATGAGATCCGAATCCATCCAGACGATGCCTTCGCCGACAGGAGTGCCGATGAGCATTCCCTGCATTGCTCTAAAGCGAGCCCATCCGCTTGATCTACCGTCGATGTCGAGGTTCTCATAGACTCGGTGTTCGATTCCTCTCTTTTCAGCAAATTCTTTTTGGGACTCGATGCAGAGGGAGCTCCACTCTTTGTCTGTCCTGCTCGTGTGAGTAATTATTTTCATTTTAACAAGTATCTTATTGATGTTCTCAGCTCATAAAAATCTTCGAGCCCCATTGCGTGAGTCTTTTGGATCGTGAAGAGCACGATCTCATCGACTGCAGCTAGGACTTGATCGTCTTTCGTCTCATCAGCAGTCTGAAGCAACCTGTACAGAGTCCTGATCTGGTTACCTCCGCAGAAAGGCGGATTCAAATTATAGTAGACGTTCTTTTCGCCCCACATGTGGTAGAAGTCGATTCCGGTTTCCTGCTGCTCTTTTTCAAAGTCTTTCTTTTCTCCCTTCCTATCGACCCAGACATCAATGTCTCCAGAGTATCTGAGTGGGAAGAGTGAGACCACCTGGTAATTGTCCCTCTCGATGAGAGCCGGCAGCATCCGTTGTTCGACGAAGAGGCTCTTCCAAAACTTAGGAAGTCCTGGAACTGCCCATTCAGGTTGGATGCTCTCGCCGCGGTTCTCCCTCATGTAATCGTGAGCGTAGGACCAATAGTCTCTGAGGAGTTGGGGATTGGTCCAGATGACGAAACCGACATTGATCGGATCGACCTGCTTCGAGAGAAAAGAGGGAAATTCATAACCTTCTCTCTTCCCCAGGTATTCCAGCGGAGGATAGTTCCGGTGGAGGAAGACTTCTCGGTGGAGAAAAGTGAGATCTGAATTGAGGAGGTGTGGTTCGAGAGGAGTCCTGAAGATGAGATCATTGTCGATAGTCGCAAAAGGAAATTTCTTCTGCGATGATGCAACCTTCATCTTACAAGCCGGACCAAACTCGTCCCAAGGAATGTCGTCCACTGAAGAGAGGACCTCTGTATCTACGTGGTCGTAGATGTCGAGCATCTTCATGCTTTCGAGAAATTCAGCATCTGCCGGAGTCGTGTAGAGGTGGATCGGACCGTTGGTCTGTTTCCAACACCATGCGCTGAGAAGCTGAGTGAGGAGCACGTGCTCCAAATACTTTTTGGGATGGTTCACATCTTTCTTCGGATCTGTGACGAAGGAGTGGATCCCGGTGAGTCCTATCATACGATTTTCTTCGCTATTTTTAATACTGTTTCCTCGTCTTCGATGGTGAGTCTCCAACGATTACCAGCCAATTTTGTTACTTCTCGATCGAAATCGTCATCGATGAAAGAGGGTTCCATCGGCTTTTTCACTCCGAGGAGGTTTCTCATTTCATCTTTTTCTGAATCGCTCATCTCTCTGAAAAATTTCCGCACCGAGATGTCGATGGTGTCTTCTACTTCTACGTCAATGTACGCCATATTGTTTGTTCTTAAAATTTAGTTACCAATCTCTCTTAACGTCGTGCTTTGAAAAGTCAGGTACGATGTTGAGTTTTTCAGGCTCGTCTCCTCGGTACTGTCTCTTCTTTTCTCTTGCAATTTCTTCTTTTCTCTCGATCTCAGCGATCATTTTCTTTTCTTCCGGCGTCCCCCATTTTTTCAACTGTTCTCTGAGAGAAACTGTGTCGTCTCTTCGATCGAATTCTCTGCTGAATTCGTCTCTACTACGGTTCGGCCTTTCTTGATAATCTGACATGTGGTTGGTTTTTATTGTAAACTTTTGACGTGATCGATGTGTGCGTTACAGTCTGAAATCTTCTTCATCATCTGGGCTCTGATCCACGCTCCCAGCTTCTCATTATCCTCTTCTTTGAGTATCTGATCTGCTGGAATTTTGATGAATTTTTTTGATTCCTCAGCCATCTCAATCATCTGTTTGTGATAGACTTTAGTTTCTTCTGAATTTTTCATATTTCAATTTGTTAGTCTAAGCTTTCATAAATCCCCTGCAGTGACTTTTCTATCCTCTCTCGGTGTTCTCTTTCAGCTCTAAGCAGCTGCCTCTCATTTGTCGCTTTGATCCGAGAATAGAGGTCGTATCCTATTTGAGGCGGAAGCATGAGCTCATAAGCATATTTTCCATTGATGATGGTGACAGTGGATTCAGAAATTTTAGCGTAGAGGTGACCCCTATTGAGGTGGAAGAATCCCTGCATCTGTGAGTACCTGATCTCACATCCCTCTTTGACCATCATCTTGATCACAATTTTCACTGCTAGATCAATGTCACCGTCCAAGCGGTACCGCTTGCTGTTCAGAGTAGCGAAGTCCCAGACTCTTCTAAATCTGACTCTGAACTTCCTCAATCTATATTTTAGGCTGATCTTCCTCATTCTTGAACAATTTTAGAAAAAAGAAGATGAAAAGAAAAATGTTTCATGCAAGTTATATGCAAAGGGTACGAAAAGTTTACTTCTACGAAAAAAGCCCCGATAGAAATCGGGACTCGGTTTTTCAAGGAATAAAATGTGATCTCGACTGGATTCGAACCGGTGACCTCTTCCATGTCAAGGAAGCGCTCTAACCAACTGAGCTACAAGACCTTGGTTGCAGGGGTGGGACTCGAACCCACGACCTCGAGGTTATGAGCCTCGCAAGCTACCATCTGCTCTACCCTACGATCTGTGACCTGGGAGGGATTCGAACCCTCACTCCATTGCTGGAACCACCCCCTCAAGATGGCGAGTCTACCAATTTCTCCACCAGGCCAAAGTCTTATTTTTATAGCTTTTTTCTTTTTTGTTTCAATTTTCTTTCCTTGAGGATCTCGGGACCGATCATGGCTTCTCCTCCGAGATAGTACTCCTCGGGATCCATGACGTCGACTTTCAGCGGACGATTCTTCTTTTTTGCTTTCCATTTCTCAAACAGAGCTTTCATAAATGCTATTGTATGCATATCTAGTAATTTTTTTCGAAACGGAAAACTGAGTGGAAAAAATAGATGCCCGACTGTGAATCGGGCATTATTTATCAAAAGGAGGAAAGCAGAAGATGGGTGCGTGGACATCTGCTTTTACGATTGGCATTTCTTTGACTTCATTCAGTCTCCTCGCTTACATTCCAACTTAAGTGCCCCTTTTATGAAGGTGTAAGGCTTTCCAATCAACCTACTATTTCATTTATCTTCGCCTCGAATCCTGATCCGATCACAGCCTCTCGAGCTTGGTGTTCTCGGAAGGGAAGGTGAGTCGTTTTGAGGTCTTCTCTCCTCTTTTCTTCTCCGAGGTGAATCGGGTTTTCATCAGAGATTCCGCTTTTCAGATAATGAGTCTTGATCCCAGATCTCAGAGATAGATCGTAGAGGAGCTTCTGTTCGCAGTAGAGCATGTAGCCGTTCTGCCACTCTTCATCTCCTTCGTATTTTGAAAGCCTCTCCATCCAGTCCCAAGCTGTCTCTAAATAGAGATCCTTGAAGCTCTGATCTTTTACATAGAAGAAGCTCACGTTCCAGGCTTTTCCTTCTGGATCTTCTGGGAGCCTCTCGATTCCTACGCTTTCGAAGACGTGCTCTTTCTGCCAGAAGTAGTGGTAGAATTCAGCATTCTCTGGATGGCAGACCACGAGATCGTTCTCGAATGTGGATTCATCTATCTTCTGAGTGAGAAAGAGATCGCAGTCCATGAGGACGAAAGGAGCATCGAGGCCCCTCATGACTTTGTATTTTCCTGCGGTCCAGAACCTTTTTCTGTCGACTGAATCTTCAGTTTCTAGAATGTCAGTGTCTATTTGATCCCAAAGGGAATCCGCGTCTAAAGATTTGAGGTATTGGTAGACGTCTTGAGTACAAAAAAGAACAGTCTCAAAATTAGGATAGAACCTCTTCCACTGGACCACCGAGGTGATGAAGACTCTGAGCTCTATCGATGGCATCGAGAACTCGCCCTTGAAATTTTCTAGGACCCATACTGCTTTCATGTTCTAATGTTCTAAAAGTGCTTCGTGCTTCTTCTCTATCTCGGCTAAAAGAAAGACGTTACAAATGTTCAAAGCATTTTCTCCGACTAGTGGATGATAGAGAGCCGCAATGTTCTGCTCTGTAAAAAAATCTGATACTGACTCTCCAGATGATATGTACTGATCGTAGCAGGGAAAGAACTTTTCAATGCCACGCAGATCATATGAATTTTTGTGAGCCCAAGTCAGGAAGACTGTCTCATCACATCCTTGGCCCATTTGAAAATTTTCGGCTGCGTACGAAGAGTAACCCTCTTCTTTGAAGTGCTCTTTGCTGTAGGCCACTGCGTAAGAAACCCACCAGTTCTTTTTCATCATCTTCTCGAACTCCTCTTCACCGATTGACTTTTTGTAAAAAGATTCATATCTCTCTAGAGAAGGTGCTTCACAGTGGCTCGACTTTCTCGTCCAGAAAGCAGTCTTAGAATCGATAAAGTCTTTGACCATGAACATCGTCTTTGAGTTCTCAGGGTTTGCATAAAACTTTTCCATCTTCTCGAATATCGTGTCTCGTCCCAAGAAAAAAGAATCAGTGTCAAGCATGAGAAAATTATCGTACTTCTGAGTGGAAGGATGAGTATGAATGAGATATTTTTGAGAGCTCTCTACTCTCACAAAACAGTCTTTGCCGATTATTCCGTTTAGACAATCTACCGTTTCTTCGTAGAGATCGCTGCTCACGAAAATTAAAATATCTGCTCTGTCGCTGACGTCAGTAGATGAGATCAAAGACATGAGAGAGTACTTGAGGTAAGTTATGTACCCACGATCTCCCCAGAGAGAATAGACGACGCAAGAGCGGTGGTCTGAGCAGTTGTAGTGTTTGAGAAGAGAATATCCTATCCAAGGATCTAAATTCGAACTTAGATGAAATTTCATTAGACGAATTTAGCCCAGATGTAAAAATATCCCGTCGAAGGCCAATCAGCCACGTAAATGCTCACCGGATTCGCAGAAGTTATCTCTGAAGTAGGAGCTGATGAAGACCCTAGAGCCCAAGCACTGAAAGTGTACGGATATGTAGCGAATGCTTGGAAGGTGATGTAGCTGTAAGTATCATATCGGTAAGAGTAATCTAGAGTAGGATAGGGCGTAGCTGAGGAGCTGAAAGGATATGTCATGTTAGTATAACCGTATCCAGAAGGATAGCCATTATAGACGAGCCTGATCACCCTGAAGCTCTTGCCGTGGAACCAGCTAAAAGGTCTCTGAGTCCCAGACGAGATCGCTGGGTAGAGCCTGTTCACTTGAGTGTTGTTGATGCTGATGCTCGAGGTGGCCCAGGCGATCGCTGAGATCTCCGTGGTGCTACCACCAGCTCCGGCGTTTCCGACGTTAGTGTTACTAGAAGGAGGTGATACTACAGTCATTAGCAGTCTGTTAGATTTTCTGCTCCGAAGATTTCTCCTAGAGCCTCTTTTAATTTATTGTATGCCCAGCCGTAAGGATCGCCATCAATGAGCTCGATATCAATCTTGTTCTTAGTCACTGTTCGAGTCTTTGTCACAGGTACTGTGATTTCTCTCGTAGATTGGACTACATTACCCTCTTCATCGAAAGTATTGTAAGTTTCTGTCTGGACCTCGTCTTCTACATATTCTTCCACTATTTCGACAGGAGTATACATCTCAAAAGTGATGTAAGTCGGGTACTCGACTTCTTCTCCGTTGTAGATCAGTTGTGGAGATACTGGATTCGGCATGACTCTTCTCTGCGACATATCGCAGAAAATGTCCTCTTTGTAAAGAGGCTTGGAATTAGCTGCGTCTTCAAGGTCCTTAAACATTGCTATTGTACACTCGTACAAACCGGCAAACTTGTTGATTCGATAGCTCTCAATCTTCACTACTGCTGCAGTGAGCTCTCCTTTATTTCTAGAGGTTAGACTTGCATTTATTTGAATTGCCATAGATTCTTGATTTTCTAGTCTATATATTTTTACTCTGTTCAGCTGCGGCCGTTCTTCTGCGGAGGTCTGAAGAAGAGTAGTTGTGCTCTCTCTTATTATAGATGATCTCTATCCCTCTTCTCTCACAGATCTCACGAGCAGTGTAGTTCTTTTCTCTGTACTCTTCTCCGATGATCCTCACATTGATTGGTAGAGACATGAAAATCTCCTCGAGCTCCTGTTCAGTAGTGTAGGGAATGATCTTGTCGACCCATTTCACTGCGTCCAATTGCAGATACCGTTCGACTAGAGATTGGACGGGTGGGTTCTTCTTTACGCCATCTGTCCGCTTGGCCATCGAGGGGTCGACTTGGAGAGCGCAGATCAGATAGTCACAGTGTTTCTTAGATTCTTCTAACATGATGACGTGCCCGGCGTGGAGCAGATCAAAAGTGCTGCATGTGATTCCTATTTTCATTGTAAAAATTTTAAGAGTTCTTCGTATTTAGATTTGATCCTTTGTTGAAATTCAGGAGCGAGCTTTGCTTTCGCCACATAGTGGTGGACTTTAGAAATGCTGTGATCATTGATCGAGTAACCGTATTCTGGAATGAGAACCGCGTGTTTTCTATTGCTGAAAGCTCTGTTTAAAATCCCCAGAAAAGACTGCTCTTGGAGGAGAATTCGGTAGTCTTTCCAATCAGTGTTGTCGTCTTCGTGGCGGTAAACCCGGTACTCAAACATGTCCAACATTTTTCTGAAATCTTCAGGTGAGCTGAAATTTTCAAAGATGGCCCTGTTGGCCAATCCCATGAAACCGCTGTTAGATGACCAAGTTGATCCCCAGCAGGCATAATACTCATCGTGGATCCAGTTACCGAAGTGTAGTACGAGTTTTCCCATCAGCGGCTTGTCAGAATCAGAATGTTGATCTGCCATGCAAAAAGGTATCTTATTATTCACTTTGTGACAGACTTCTTCCGGCCTTTCTCTGAAGAAGATGTCGTCATCGTAGGTGAGCACATAGTCTTCCCGATGAGAATGCCACAGAAAATGATAGAGGAGCAGATGGTAGATCCACATCCATTTCGGAAATTCTGCTATTTGGTCAGGAGTTGCTCCTCGAAGAAGTGCATATTCGTCGAAGAAGAGGTTATCGTAAATGTTGATCTTCCAGTTCGGCATTTTCTTGCGTAATGCTTCTATGAGAGCCTCGTTCTTGTGATCGTTGATGACCAAGTGGAGGTGCACGTCATAATCTTTAAAGACCTCATAGAGGCTATATACTGCTGCAGCCTGTTGAGTCTTAAATTCTCTCCAGCTTCGAGCTACTACTAATTTTTTCATATTTCTCTTATCGTGAAAAGATCAAATGTTTCAGAGAGGTTTTCCCAATCTGTGGTCTTGTTTATAAGGCATTGATTGTCCGACTAAGACTATTCTCTCTCCCTCTTGAATGTTCTCAGTGTAGTGGAGGTGAGTCAGACCACCTGGAAAGACTACTACATCTCCTCTGTCTAATTTCTTCTTTACTCCTTGTCTAGGAAAACAGAGCGAGCCTCCCTCATACTCTTCAGAATTGACGAAGCAGGCGCTGAAAGTCCAAGTCGAAAAATCAGCGTGGACGTAGGTGCTCAGCTCTTGAGTGTTTTCGGGATAGTATCTGAGAAAGAAGAGATCTCTCCAATCAGTCTTCGTGAATTCTCTCAAAGCTTTGATAGTCTCAGCAGGCAGAGGAACGAGACGAAAGTATTCTTCGTGCAGAGGATCTTCGATCTTTTTGAACCAGAGATCATTTATCAGATTGAAGAAATGAGAACCCTCTTCTATCCCGTAGCTCTGTTTAGATTCTCCTGATACGATCTTCAGGCCCTCTTCAATTATTTCTTCGGTCAAGATCTTTTCAAAAAGGAAAATGTCGTCGTGCAATTTTATCATATCTTCAAAGTCGATTTTTCGTCAGCTGATGGAACGAGGATCGCTCTTTCAAAAGCGAGAGCTCTCACTCCGTAGTTTTGTGAATTTAAGATCTCCCAATCGATCGCTTCATCGAAGCCCTCAGCTTCAAGCTTGTCCAAAATCTTTTGAGCTCCCTTAGGAGTCATTACGTAGGCACAGCCTGAATGAAAGCGATGAGGCTGAGATACTATGTACTTCTCTCCCCAATCTCCGTCAAAAAAGAAGACATCGTACTCATAATCGTTTAAGTTATAGATGAAAACGTTAAACGCTTCTTCTGCAAAATCATCGCTAAAAGTCACATCATCTTCGAGTATCAAAATTTCCTCATCTAAGCGGATACACATTTCCCAGAGCCAAAGGTGGCTCTTAGCACAGGCGATAACTGCTCTTGGATTCCTTTCGTGAGCATATTCATATATGTTGCTCTTTTCAAACATGGGTTCAATGTCGGAAATGTAGTCCGGCGTAAAGCCTTTGAAAAATTCAAAAGGGATTTTAGGTCCCATTCTTTCTTGAAAAGATTTCATCCTTTCTCCGCCCAGCGTAATTACTCGAGTGATCATAGATGCTTCAGATAAATTTCTTTTTTGATTTTTGTATTCACGTAAGCGTTAATCCTCTTCATAGTCTCTTCCTCTGCGAGGTCAAAGTGGCAGAGATCATCTTCTCTCCCTCTGATCACAAAAGGTTCGTGTTCTTCGATGAATTCATCGAGAGAACAATCAGCCCAGATCCACACTGCAAACTCTTCAATGCACGTTTTTACACCTTGATTTTCGTAGATCTTTCTCAGCTTTTTCGGAACTCCTGTGTAAGAAGAGTAGAAGAAGCAGACATTAGGAACGAGCTGGAGGTCTTCCCAATTCCAATTGTATTTTTCGAGCTGCTCATTTTGGACTTTAACCCAGTCACCTGTGTTCGGATCGAGCTCTTGTACCCATTTTTTCTGAGGGTTTGCTTCTATGTGCTCCCATATCTTTCTCTCATATTCTTTCGGATAACCGTAAACCGGACACTGAAGAGGTTTGGTCCTCACGAGATCCCAGAACCGCTCATCTATCTCTTTGATGATCTTTACGTCCCAATCGAGAAAGAGAAATTCTCCCCAATCTTCCTCAGCCGCGACGTAAGTATCTAATTTATGAGCAAAGTGATCATAGATCGTGCTGTACTTCGGTTCAGTCATCGTGGTGCACATGAGCTTTGTCTCATATCCCATCGATTTCAACCTCTTCTCGTTCTCTTCTCCCCAGACATAGACGATCTCGTCCCATTCAGGCGAGCTCGGTATCTCTGCCCAGATGTCTTTGTTCTCTCCCCAAAAAGCTCGGACTACTTTTATGGGAGTTGTATGTTGAAATTGATCACGCATCTGTGTGTTTTTCCGTAAAATGGTTTGACTGAGTGGACGATGTCATAAGGCCAAATCACCAAGAGCCCTTTCTTTGGTCTGATGAAATGAGACATTCCTCTAATGTGAAAACAAAAGACTCCACTGTAAGGATGGTCTTTGATCGGATCGCCGTCAGAGAGGTAGTAACCGCCAGAAAATCCGACCATGGGTTCTTCTGAAGGATGCCACCTGCAGTGATTGTGAGCCTGATGGCCGCGACCGGCATAAGGGTCATAGTATTGCATCCAGCTCTCAGTGATCTTTGCTTGAGTAATGTCGTGAGGAACTTCGATAGAATTCAACAGATGGCTGAATCCATCAAAAATTCTCTGTCTAATCACTGCTACGTCTGGATTATTAGTCTTTAAAAAATCGTTGGGCGGAACTGAGTATCGGCTTCCGATTGGATTGTACTCGGTGTTCTCGACCCATCTTTCTGCCACCTCAGAATCGCTCCAAGGTTGATAAGTGCTCTGCCTCTCTTCGTCGTAGCGTTCAGGTAGTTCCTGTCCCATCAGCTTCTGAGCTGGATTGAGGGTCTCAAAGCCGAAATTATAGACTCTGTCGTGAAAGTCGTGATCATCGAACTGCTTCATGTAGACAGGAATCGGTGCTAAGTAATAGACGTCGTCTTTATCTGATTTCAGCAGTGGGTCTTTGAAATTCATATCTTTATTTTATTATGTACCAGCTGTACCAAGTTGGGAAGCTCTCGTAGTTCTCAATCCACTGCAGCCTCTCTCTTTCCATTTCCTCGACAGTAAAGACTTGTATGCCTTTTTCTGAGAAGAACTCGTCTACGGCTCTCCTTACTCCGAAATGTGAGGTGATGCCGCCTCCACAATTCATCACATAATCCATGTAATCGTGGCCTGAAAAAATTCCGCCTTTCTTTACTTTGTCATACCAACATTGGAGATCGAGCTTTACGCCTTCGTAGGTGTGGTCTCCGTCTAAAAAGACAAAGTCGAGGCTCTCGTCCTCAAAAGCCTTTGAAGCTTCTTCTGAACTCTTTCGGATGATTTCAGAGGCCTCGTATTTTTCAAGTTTTTCTCGAGCTGTTGTGTAAGTCTCTTCATTATTGCTCGTAACGAGATCTTCTCCATTGATAAAGACTCCGGGAAACCGATTAGGCCAGGGATCAATTGAGTACAGAGTCCTGAAGAGACCTGTCTTAAGCAAGTATTCACTAAAGAATCCTTCTTCGACGCCGATCTCGGCTCCGATTAGATCTTCTCTATTCAATAAGTATGGCAGCTTTTCTCTTCCTGTCATGGAATGATTTTTAAGTCGTAATAGTCTTTGTTAATCTCCTCGGTTCTTCCGATAGGATGCATTGTGAAGAAATTGATCCAAATAATTCTGGGCTCTTCGCTGTGGTTAGGCCCTGATCGGTGCCACAGAGTATCATTCCAGACCATGATGTCTCCCGCTTTAGGGTAGACTGGCAGATACTCTTCTCCCTCCTTTATTTCTAAAGTCCCGTTCTCAGTTGTGAGATCTGTGAGGATCCAAGCGAGAGTGATTTGATCGTAAAGAGGATCGTTGAAGAGCCTAGGATCAGTCCCGCCTACTCTATCAATATGTTCAGTGTATCTAAAATCTTCACCTGGCATCTTGATGATTGCTTCTTCGATGAAACAATATGCTTCTTTACAGAAGATGTTCAAGATTTCTTTGGTGAGATCGCTAGTGTAAATTTTAAAGAGATCTTCGTTCACCATTGAGAGAGAATCTACGCCTTCCCAATAAGTTCCAGAACCGTAAGGCTTCTCTTGTCTCAGCAGAGGCTTCTGCTCTTCTCTCGTTCTAACGAATAGTTCTCTAAGCCACGAGACCCAATCAGAAGGAATGCACTGCTCTATCCGAGCCCAACCTTTCTCTTTATAGTGTTCTAAAGCTGCAGTCTTTTGCTCTTCCGTCATCTGATGGATTCTATTTTATGTGAGAGCTCTGGAAAGACTCCATCGATCTCAGCAATGTAGCGCTTGATCTCGTTCTGCTTGAACTCTTCGTTGAATGTATAAGCCACCTTGGCCAGCCAGACGTGTTCCCACTCGACTTTTTCTTTCTCCATGTCTGCACCGGGTGGAAAGAGCCACATATCGGCCCAACCTTCTCCGCCTCTACCCCAACCTTCATTCTCTGATAAAAATATCTTGTCAGTGAGAGAAGTCGTTTTTAGATCTAAAGACCTGATAGATTGTCCGAAGACTCCCTGATCAGAAAGAAGCCAGACCCATTCAGGAACTTCGTTCTCGGTGTTCACTATTTCATAGTGTCTCTGCCAATAGAGATCTTGGAGCTCTTTTGAATCCAAGTAGAGGAAAGATGTGTTAGGGACTAACATCCTCTGTGAAAATCCTTCGAAGGGTTTCCAGTGAGTGAGAGACTCGAGATCTTTTTCGCTGGGGTAATAGTATCCTCGTGGGATCTCCCAATGCGGTATTGAGACTTGAGTTGAATAAAAATAATCAGGAACCTTTTGCCTCACGATGAAGTCCAAGTCTGAAAAGACGAAAGGTCCTTCTTCCTTGGCGATGCAGTATGATTTTGCTGAAGTCCAGAAGACACCGCCTTCTATTCCTAGCTGATTAAATTCTTCAAGCTTTTGAGTGTCGACTTCGTCCCAGAGATCTAAGATTCCGATCTTTCTGTAATACTCTTCTCCGACTTTGTCAGTGTAGAGCTTTGCGGTACCGTTGTATTTCTTCCAATAAGCGACAGAGAGTATCGTGAATAGGATCTCGTAGACTGGTTTGAAGTATTCTGATTTGTCGAGGTCTTTGAAGATCTTGAAACCGTGGCCTCTGAGCTTTTCTTTTCTTAGAAAAGGCTGGCTCCAGTTTACATAGATGCACTTCATATCACGCTGTTGACTTTTACTTTTTTCTCAGAGATGTCAATCTTCTGAGTCATGTTGTTCTGTTTCACGAAATGGCCTCCCCATTCTTTTACTTCACCTCTGATGAACTTGATCACTTCTCTCGTCCAATCAGCAGCTGTGGTCGTCGGAACGTTCTGGCAGATGTGATTGACGTTGGTAGTGTTCAGCTCAAAATCATGAGGAAGTCCCATCAACCACATAGCTTCTCGAACTGTGATGCCTCGAGGTTCCGTAGGATGGACTATCGAAGTGTATCTTCCGATCAAAGAGTTCGTGGCTTCTCTAAAGAGTATCGGAGTGTCGACCCAGAGACCTTCTCCGGCTTCTAGCTTCTTCTTTGCTCTCTGCAAAAAGTTGGACATTTTCTTTTCCTCGTTGGCATCAGCCCAAGTTATAGCTGTATCGATTCTTCCGTCTTGGACAAAATCAAACACTGATTTGTAACCTCTAGGCGAGTTCACGAGATCTTTTGGCGTAAAACCTTCAGAAGCAGCAAACCTGAACCAGGGATCTGTTTCTGCGGGACCCATTCCAAAATATCGATCCATGTCTTTGGCATCTTTAGGAACTTGATCTAAATAGTCCGCAAGGAGAGGAGCTTCTTTACGGTACCATGAGAGGATTGGTGCTCTTTGGCCTTCCCAGAAAAAGTAGAAAGTGCGGTGGCGGTGCTGAGGAATCCCGTGGAGAAAAGTGTCTGTCTTCACCATTGAAAAAGAATAGCCGTTCTCCTCACCGATTCTGCGAAGACGATCAACCACACCTTCTCCGGTCTTTCCATAAAGTCCGGGAGCGTTTTCTCCCCAGAAGACTTTTGGCTTTACCTGTTCAAGAACAAAAGATGCGCTTTTATACATCCATTCGTTCTGAGCAGCATCGCTGCCTCGACCTTTGCTCGTGTTCTTAGCTGAATTTAATTGAGACAGTCCGGCGCAGGGACAGACGGTGCTCATAAAGTCTATTTTACCGTAGCTCTTGATGTCAGATTCTGCGACGTTGGTTGCTGCATCTATCGTAATATAAGGCGTGTCTTGAAAATAATTTCGACAATGCTGATCATTGTCGCCGAAAGCAGGATATGATACGATGACGCTAGGATCATTTCCTGCTGCCGTCTTATTTCCTACTGTCATTCCTCCGATGAGGGGAATGATAGATCCCCAACGTATGTCTTCCATGTTTCTTTTTCTTTTTATATCTTTTTTCCTAGTAATGTTTCTTTCTTTACAGCTGCGTCATATCTCGTCTGAATGTCTGCGATCATCTCTTCGTTAGAATACGCGGTGGTGTTACCGCCGACTATCGGATGATAGAGAGTCAGACTCTCATTTTTTCGAGACCAAACATCGTAACATTCGAAGAAATTATTTATGAGATTGATGGAATAACCCATCATGTGAGAATATGAGATAAAGACAGTCTCATCACACCATTGATTATTCCAAAGTTGTTCCATCACAAATGAGTGGTAACTGTCTTCTCTGAAATGTTTTTTAGTATAAATCATGATGCAAGAAACCCACCAAAATTCAGCTCGCATCATTTCTTCAAATCGTTGAGAGCCCATTCTTTTTACGAAGATTTTTTCATATTCTTCGTCATCGATAGAATTGCAAAGATTTCTTTTACGGCTCCAAAAGACGTCTTTGGAACCCCATTCGTGAAAACCGTTCGGGCGGTCCTTGTGCATGAAAATGCTATTTATGTTAGACTCATCAGAATAGAACTCTTCTATCTCTTTGAAGATAGAGCGATATCCAACAAAAAAAGCATCAGAATCAAGCATCATAAAATAGTCGTATTTCTGAACTCTAGGGTGGTTGGGGAGAGCATATTTGGGAGTTTTAAAGCCTTTCACGACTACGAAAGAGTCTTCGGATAAGATTCCGCTAAAACAATGGACCGCTGCATGATATAGATTTTCGCTCACTATGATGAGGATATCTGCTCTTTCTCTGACATCAGTAGAAGTGATCAGAGCCATGAGAGAGTATTTGAGATACGACAGATACTTTCCCTCTTCCCAAAGTGCATAGATGACACATATCTTATTCTCTTTTCGGTTTTGATGTTTCAGAGGTGAAGGCTCTATGTAAGGATTCAGCTTGGAGCTCAAGTAAAATTTACCGTCATTCTTTACCATTAATTCATCGTTTCTCTTCAGAGCGATGAAAATATGTTTTAGATTAGAATAGTCCTTTAAGACAAAAAGTACATCACTTTTCAATTTGATCAAAAGGTCTGGATTACCTCGAACTCCTCTTTTCTTAGGACCCAAGTGGTTCAGATAAGATTGGATCTCGCTGGAAGTCTTAAAAGAGTTTTTTGTGCAATCGAAAAGATCAGGAACTATTGCTTTAACTGACACGCCTTCGCGTTTCGTCATGTCATAAAGCAGTTTCTGCTCACAGAAGATCATGTGACCTCCGTGGATCTTTTCTCTTCCATCTGATAGCTGAGTCATCCAAGAGTAAGCAGTGTCAGCATATTTCTGACGAAAATCGTCATCTCTGATGTAAAGGAATGAGACGTTGAAAGAGTCTCCGTTAGCATCAGGCGGGTAAAGCCCGGGAAGATCTGATAGCGTAGGATCTGTAGAGAGGAGATAGTAACCGGGACCGTGTTCTTTATAGTGAACCACGACACCGTAATTTTTATAGTCTTCCTCTGTCATTACATTTGCTCGAGTGAGAAAGAGATCATTGTCCATCATTACGAAAGGTGCTGAAATCTTTCGCATTGCTTTGATCTTCGAACAGGCCCAAAACGGTTTCCTGTCTATTTCATCCTTCTCTTTCAAAACATCTAGATCGATGTGGTCCCAGAGATAAACGAGATCCAGATCACAAAAGCTCTGGTAGACCTCAGGCGTGCAGATGAGATGAGTAGGAACTTTTGGGTTGAGCTTTTTCCACTGAAGGACAGAAGCCACAATATAAAGAAGCTCTATCTCCTGCAGGTGGAAATTCCGATCTTTTTTCGCGTTCTCGAGGACCCATACTGCTTTCAGTTCTTTGCTCCGTAGACTCATAATAATTGCGGAATGAGATAAGCGACTTTATAACCCGTAAAAGCTCCGAGAGCAGAAGGTATTGGAAAGACGATCATTTTTCCGAGAGAAGTCACGTACTTGGGCCGGTTGACTATTCTTCCCATGAAATAATAGTAGCTGATGTAACCGATGAATACTGCAGCGTCGACTCGAGTTGAAATAAAGACGACGAGAGTTGCTCCTAAGAATCCAAAAATGAAATTGTCTCTAATACCTTCCCAGATCTCATACGCGGTAGCATCTCCGTATTCCTTAATGATTTTTTTGATTTTAGGTGTTGGCATGTTTATTTTATGCCAGAAGATCGATAAGTTTCACTAAGCGCATGCTCAGAAGTTTCCAAAAAGTTTTTAGAGGTTATTTAGAAGAGAGGAACTAGATTGAATTTTTCCTCCCATGCTATCGACCATTTCGATTCCTAATCTGTCACAGATTTCCTTCTCGGCTACGTTATTCGAGAACTGATCTCCACCGTTGACAAAGAGGAATTTGAGATTAGGATTAAGATAGATCTCTTTGTATTTGTGATAGACCATCTCAAGACTTTGTCTTACGCTTCTGTCTTCGTCAATCGAAAGCTCAGCGTGATTGACTGTACGTAGAGACCCGATGATCAGGAGCCTCTCTTCTTCGTCCTGGAATTTTTTAGATCCCTTCAGCTCTCTTTGGTGGTCGTTGTTGACGATGACGACGAGAATGTCTGAAATCATCTTTGCTCTTTCAAAGAGTTCGAGGTGGCCTTTGTGAACAGGATTAAAATATCCACTAGCTATAGAGATCGTTTTTGCGGTCATTGCTAAGTAAGCTTGAGCAGCTTCCTGCAGAGCTGAATTCGGTGAAGGTGGGTTTTCTAGAGCATCAAATAAGACTTCAATGTCTCTATCAGAATAGTCAGTCATTATTGTAAGTAGTTAAGTATCTTCTCTTTGATTCCGCTCTGTTTGATGCCTTCAGTGCTCAGCGGAGTGTTCACGAAGTTTTCCAATCCCCAAGGGTGGTTGTACTCTACAGAATAATCAAGTCCCGTCTTTCCCATTCTCAAATCGTCCACTGCGACCCAATGTGTGATCTCAGGGTGGTCCTTGAGGTATTGTTGGATCTCTAAGATTCTCGTCTGCTCAAGTTCCCAGGCCCGGTGCCAAGGAAAGTCTTCCGGGGTATCGAACTCCTGTATCTTCTTGGTCACTCCGACAGGCTTCTTCGAGATTCCCTGAGAAGCATAGTACTCACCCAGCTCCTCTAAGTTTGCCCAATTCCTCCAATCTGAGCTCACCACAATTTCAGCTCCGCTCTCTTCGATGATTGAATTGAGGACCTTGATTGCTTTCTTATCGAAATTATCAAAGCGGCATTCAACGGGAAGCTCTCTGATCGACATGGACATTTTTCTTCCCCATTCTCTCTGTTTCTTGTGGCGTGATCCCCAGTTGCTGCCGAGACAAATGACTCCGTCGTTATCTAAGAAGATTATTTTCATATAGTGTTCTCTCTAAATATAGTGGCTCAGGGTAGTCACGGCCACCTCTGATCCTCCTGAGCCTACTCGTAACCGTGGCAAAATGTGGCTCGACCCTAGTTACGACCTGTGATCCCGATTGGATTCGAACCAATGACCTACTGCTTAGAAGGCAGTTGCTCTATCCACTGAGCTACGGAACCAGTGCGGAGAGGGAGGGATTCGAACCCCCGGACCTGTTACAGTCAACGGTTTTCAAGACCGCCGCGTTCGACCGCTCTGCCACCTCTCCAATTTTATTCACCACTCCTCGTCGTTTGACCACGAGAGCTGCAATTTCATTTCCAAAAGCTATCGCAGATTCGACATCACCTGCTGAATTGATCCATCTGTGAGCAAATCCAGCTAAGAATGAATCTCCTGCTCCGGCCACGTCCATCACTTCTGCTTCCACACCCTTGTAAGACTTTCCATTCCAGACTGCACCATTTTTCCCCTGCGTGATTATTGCTTTCTCTAAGTATCTCTCTTTGTTTTCGTGAGCGGAGTTGCTCCACTCTTTAGAATTCATCTTAATGAAGTCAAATTCTTGAGCCCAGATATCTTGGATAGGCTTCTTCGTGTCTATCACTGAGGCCTTTGCGAAGCTCGCTACGACCTTCAAATCTTCTGGATGTAGGTAACCTTTATCGTAGTCAGAGACCACGAGAAGGTCAGATGTCGTGATGTGTTCTATGAGTTCTTTGTCAATCTCAATCCGATCCACGTTTTTCTCAGAATCAGCTCTGAGCAAGATATAATTAGAAGTCTCATCGACAAAACGGGTCTTTCTGATCTCTACTCGTTGGTGTCTTCTAACGATTTCGATCCCACCGAGACTAACGAGATTCTCAGCTACGTTACTGGCCATCCCTAAATTTATCTTTCGGTAATTCTCAATAAAGACAGGAGTTGGCGCTTCGGGATTCAACCGAGTGCAATCACCGTAGACAAATTCGTCTATGCATTTTTCTCCGATTATAGTGATCTTCATTCGGGTTTGTCGCTGTTGTTCCATGTGTAGTTCAAAATCTCAGAGGAAGAGATGCCCTTGATCCTGTTAAAAAACAAGATTCCGCGAGGGATGTGTCTGCCGATGATCTTCTTGTTCTCATAGTCTGATCCGATGACCATCAGCGTAGGATCTACTTCAGTCATGATCCTCTCGAGATCGTGGTCAGTGTAAAAGATGTAGACTTTCTCTACGAACTTGAGAGATTCAAGCATCTCTTTTCTCTGCTCTTGGCTAAAGACGGGCCTATTAGGTCCTTTGAGTTCTTTCACTCTAAGATCAGAGTCTATTCCGACGTGGACTTCTCCTTTTCTCGCTGCATATTTAAGCAGAGCCAGATGTCCTGGGTGAAAGACGTCAAACGTCCCATTCACCCAAACTTTCATTGTTGCGAGTTCCCTTTCCATACTCTGTAAGAATCTTCGTCTTTGTGTTCAGTTGATACTTCAAATATGACTCCATCAGTTAGAGCTTCTAATTGGTGAGGTTGGCCTGGACGTTGTCTTACCACATCTCCTACTTTTAGATTGGTCTCATTAACTTCGGCTGTCTCAGTGTCGATCCATCGGTAGATGAATTCTCCCTTGTCGACGTACCAAGTCTCATCTTTCTCCATGTGGTAGTGCATTGAGAATTTACAGCCCTGCTTGAAGATCAAGAGCTTACCGCAGTAGAGCTCATTGTTCTCAATTATCAGCTCCTCGCCCCAACCTTTCGGTACTTTGCATCCACAGGTTACTTCCGGTTTGATCTGGTGTCCCATCTGTTTTTATTTCTTTGATCTCGTGCCCCAAGAATTCTATCATCTTTTTCAATCCTTCTAGATTGTGTCCGATGAAGAATCCCAGCTCATCTCCTCTTCTAGTGCTGATAGAGTATTCCATGAGAAGGTTTTTAATCATATAAGGAAAGAATCAAAAAGTTTCACAAAAAAAACCCGCCGAAGCGGGTTTTAAATGTTTTAAGTTTTTCTTATGTCGTAGGAACCTCAGGTAATTCAGGCTCTGCTTGGTGAGCGTCCTTGAATTGACCGACTAAGAAATTTTCTACCTGATCGATGTTTTCTTTGGCTACCGTAATGTGATCTGCAGCCCAGTCGTGGCCTCCTGCATTGAGGAGTTCATCGATAGCTTTGAAGTCCATCGCGAGGATAGATTCGCATTTACGCTTGATGGATTCTAAGTTGCTGAAGAACATGTAGTTTTGAAGATCTTCGTGAGCCTCTTCCACTCTGTCAAATTCTTCAAATAATTTAACGTGTTTCATCTATTCTATATTTTGTTATTTATCAAAAATTGACACCTGCTCCAAAGAAAGCTTGTTTTCTGATGGGATCATAATCGACTTTCAAAGTTCCTCTGCCAAAATCGTGCAATGCTCCGATCTTTACAGTGAAAAAGTTCTCATTGAATTCTCTGACTGAATACTTGCCATTGTTGGAAAGTATGAAGAGCTCATCGAAGAATTGGTATCTTTTTTCTGCTCTGCCGAAACCCATTGATGCGTGAAGCCCAGTCCTTGAGATCTTCTTTCCGAAACCGAGATAGACTATGTTGCCTTTTTGTATGTCTTCGAGCTTCTGATCGTTCCAAGGAAGAACTTTGTCCATCGTGAGGTCTGGATAAAAGAGAGACTCGTCTCTCTGAAAGATCTGGTTATATTCAGCTATGAAGTATCCTCGGTTACCAAGAGTCAGGAAAGCTCCAACCTGTCCACCCGTTGAACCTTGGACTCCGAATGAAACCCTTGTTGCTTTGCCTCTGACCGTATCTCTTCGGTTGTCATTGTAGTGATAGATTCGTGTGGGATTGCGGTAGCCCCAAGGGTCATAGTAGAAGCCTGGAGTCCAGAAATTATATCCGATGGGTGCACCCCATCTGTTCCATCTGTTCCATCCCCAGCCCCAGTCATCCCATCCAGGATGGAAGACATTGCCTCTGCCTCGAGGGTCGGTGACAATTGGTCTTTGAGAAGATCTGTTAGCTTGTTCTCTAACAATTTCTTTCTGTTGTCTCTCTTGAGGGATGTATTGTCTTGTTGGCTGAGAGCTCTGCTGGCTTCTAACAGCTTCTTTCTGTTGTCTCTCTTGAGAATAAGAAATTCCTGACAAGAGCAGGAAAAAGATCAGCGTGATTTTCTTCATTTGTACATGTCTGATTTTCGAGTGGTCCCATCTACTCGAGGTATCATTCCTTGAGCTTTGAGACTTCTCTCTATTGCAAAAGGGATTTTCTTTCCTTTCTCGTGCTCTTCTTTGTATTTCTTTAGAGTCTCTTCTGAATAGGGAGACTCTTTCTTCTCGTTCACAAATTCTTCGAAGGTCTTCACGAGCTTCTCCATGACGGCATCTTCTTCCGGAAAGAGATCTTTCGGCTTCTTTCTATCGATAGTAAGAAACTTTTTAGTGTCACCAGGATTTTTGATGTAGAGGAGCTTCACAGTAGGACGAGAAGCTCTGATTTTTGCATTGATTCTGTGGTTGCCGTCAATGATCATTGTGTCGTCAGGGTGTTCCGGGTCAGAGAACTTGACCATAAGTCCGTCAATGTCTCCTGATGCAGAATCCTTTGTTCCGACGTGATCATCGTGAACACCTGTGAAAAAGATCAGGCTTTGAGCGATCCTTGAATTGAGATCTATCACATCAGCTTTTATCTTGCCCTGTTTGATCAAATCATAGGCTTTATCGACGTCGAAAGTGTAACGTCCGTAATATGCTTTGAAGAGCTCTCTTCTCATAGTTTTATCAGTCCTTGCTTGATGGCATCTGTCCAGGTTCTGAAGAGCATGTTGCCTCTGAGATAGGCATCGCCTTCGAGATATGAATAGTCTTCCAAGTGTTTTAAGAATTCTTCTTTCTCAGACCATGCAGGATCGCTGAGCTTCATCTGATCGACGTTATCGAGAGTGATGCCTCTCATGAATTGGTTGTGGTGGACGAGCTCGTGAGCCAAGCTTCTCATAATGTCTTTCACATGTCGGCCTTCAGTGTAGAGGACGATGTGTTTTTGATCGAAGAAATAGTGTCCGGTATATCCGAGAAGTTCGTTATCGTATTTCTTCTCGTCAGAGAATTCAATTGTCGGATAAGGCTTGAGGACGAATCCCAAAGATTCAAAGAAGAGGATCATCGAAGAGACGTATCTTTCAAAATCGTGTCCCTTAAAATCTACCGGCTTATCGCCGTTGACTAGAGACTCGACCTCTTTTCTCTTATCTCCGATGCTCTTAAAACTCTGAAAACTACCGACTATCTTCTCCATGGGTTATTTATCCACGAGAGAAAAGGAATCAGCAAAAGATGATGAGACCGTCATTAGAAGCTATGTCTAAGGCCTCGATCCAATCATCGTATCTCTCGCAGTCCCA